TTCCAAATATAGCTTTAGCACTATCAGCAAATTCAAGAGCATTATCTGATTTATCCCAAACAACATTATTAGCAGCACCGGTAAATGTTACATCACCATCATGTGTAGCTCCATCATCTACAACTGTGCCAGTTACATCGATGCCTCCAGTAACCGTGTCTAATTTTTTACTTCCCTCATAATATAACTCTGCAGTCGTTGCTGTTGTTCTAATTAAATCATTACCAGCGCTATCTTCTATCGTGAAAGTGTCACTCTGTACAATAATCGCACCCGTACCGGCATCAGTTATATAGCTATTACTTCCATCATGATAAATTTGTAAATCTGAACCAGTACCAAATGCAGCTTTAGCATTATCATTGAATATCAAATCATCAACTGACTTATCCCAAGTAACGTTAGCAGCATCACCAGTAAATGTGACATCTCCATTAAGAGTAGTAGCTCCAGTGACTGATAAAGGTGTAGCAGGATTAGTAAGTCCTATTCCAACATTACCCCCTGAGAAATAAATATCATCCCCTGTTGTTACCCACTGTCCACTAGGATCAGAAATCCAAGAAAGTGTCCCACTACCATCCGAAGCTAATATGTAATTTGCTCCCGCAGCGTCAGCAGCTGGTAACGTATAAGTGATATTGCTAGCAACAGTACTTGGAGCTTTAAAAGAGATATAATTACTTGAATCAGCATCCGCATAACGCAACTCATTCTGAGCATTAATCTGGATATCCCCAGTTACATTGACACCCCCAGTAACCGTTTCTAACTTCTTACTACCGTCATAATATAATTCTGCAGCAGTTGCTGTCGTATTGATTAAATTATTACCGGCACTATCTTTTACAGTAATAGTGTCACTTTTCAGAATAAGAGAACCAGTACCGGTATCAGTTATATAACTATTACTTCCATCATGATAAACCTCTAAACCATCGCTACTAGTACCAAATACAGCTTTAGCATTATCATTGAATATCAAATCATCAACTGATTTATCCCAAGTAACGTTAGCCGCTGCACCTGTAAATATTACATCTCCATCATGTGTAGCCCCATCATCTACAACTGTTCCAGTTACATTTATTCCTCCAGAAACAGTCTGAAGCTTACTTGAATTGTCATAATAAAGATTTACAGCCCCATCGAGTGTGCAATCTATATAATTCTCTCCACTTGCACTTTCTAAAATAAGATTACTGGCCATGACATGGAGATTTCCAGTTCCAGCGTCTTTGACATAGCTATTACTTCCGTCGTGGTAAATTTCTAAATCACCACTTGTTCCAAATACCGATTTAGCATTATCGTTAAATATTAAATCATCAGCTGACTTATCCCAAGTAACGTTAGCAGCATCACCAGTAAATGTGACATCTCCATCGTGTGTTGCACCATCATCTACAACTGTTCCAGTTACATTTATTCCTCCAGAAACAGTCTGAAGCTTACTTGAATTGTCATAATAGAGAGCTACAGCACCGTCAGCTGCGGCTGTGAAGAAAGTCTCACTACCAGCTGCATTAGCTAAGATATAACTATCAGTCCGGGGTCTAATAACTGTACCTTTGAGAATTAAATCGCCTGTACCCCCATCTTCTACATAACTGTTACTTCCGTCGTGATAAATCTGTAGATCTGAACCAGTACCAAATGCAGCTTTAGCATTATCATTGAATATCAAATCATCAACTGACTTATCCCAAACAACGTTGGCAGCAGCACCAGTGAACGTTACATCTCCGTCGTGTGTCGCACCATCATCTACGACTGTTCCGGTAATATTTATACCTCCAGTTACCGTCTGAAGTTTACTTGAATTGTCATAATAAATAGCTACTGAACCATCCGAAGTACACTCTATATAGTTCTCTCCACTTGCATTCTCTAAAACAAGATTAGTCCCCATAACCTGGAGATTCCCAGTTCCAGCATCTTTGATATAACTATTACTCCCGTCGTGATATATCTGTAAATCATTAGCTGATCCTACCTGAATCTTTTTATTATCTGGGAAATTAAATCCATTCCCATCCATAGTGAAAATCTGGGTCCCATTAGCAGTAAGGCCTACTGTTCCACTAGAAACTGAATACAATCCTGTATCAGTATCATTACTAAAAGTAATACTTGGTGCAGTTTCACTACCAGAAGGAAATTCTGTACCTACCGTGACATAATCTGCACCTGATAAAATTACACCAAAAAATGCATGCCCACCAGTAGGAGCAGAGCTGAATACAATATTGTTCCCTAATACTTTGAAACCTGAACTACCAGTCGGATCTGGTTCCTGTACAATATTGTTAACCGAAATATAAATCTGCTGAGTATTAATTGGAAAGGGTATAGGAACTACACCACCAACCAGTAAAGCGAATGATGTCGTACTCCCATTAAAGCTAGAGCTTATATCATCAATAATCCGATTACCTGATTCAGCAACCTGCAGATCATTCCCAATATACATTTGTATTTAGTAACTTATTATTCTCTATTGTATTCTGCCCTTATTTATCTATCTAACCTAATCTACTAAAACTATGTCTGATCAAGATAGCTCACAGTTAAATCAATCGCAGATGCAGTATCCGCACGTGCTCTAAGAATGTCATCAGATTCAAGAACAAGCTTACTTCCAACAGTTAATTCCAAAGATGATCCAGCTGGAATTGGTACACTCTTCAAAAGATAGACGTTGTCTCCACTACTTGGTACTAAATAAACATCTATATTCGCATTAGTACCTGTCTTGTTAGCCGCTAATACGTTAATTATGACAAGCGTCGAAGAAGAACCGGCGGTCACAATATTTGTATCAGCACTAGCCACTGCTGAAGTAGATAAGCTGGACTTAGTTGCTTGTTTAAAAGTATTGGCCATTCAAGCTAATGCTATGGTGATATTGATGTTGTCATTAGAGTTGAACAATCCATCCACAGTTAAACTCCCTGTAATAGAAGTATTGCCTGGAATAGTAATTGATCCTGACCCATCTATTGTAAGTCTAGCAACACCACCAGTAACTACAGAAACTTGATCGGCACCAGGGGATATTATTCCTGTATTAGGATCACCTGCAAATTTAAATGCACAACTATTTACCGCCCCTAAAGAGAAAGAACAATTAGTCCCATCTTCTCTTAAAAGAGGAAAACCACCAGCATTAGTTCCATCGTGGATAACACAGACTTGTTTATCTGTATCTACAGTAACCTCACCTGCAGCCCCCGTAAAAAGGCCTGTTTCATTAGATGTGCCTCGCCGGAATTGTACTTGAGTTGCCATACCTAATTTTACGTGTAAGAAACTTACTCTTTAAAAAAGTAAGCTAGGAGTAACACCAAACTCTTCATATCCTAGAGGAGACATATCTGATCCATCTGCAAACTCACCCTGGCTATACATACTTCCAGTAGGAATATGAGTCCCACTTTGACTATAAGATGATGAACCACTCCGATATTCTTTCCATTTAGAAGCCTTATCTTTAGCTTCATCCCAGCCGCCATTAGCCATTACAATGGGAAAATCATTGTCACCCATCGTCACGCCACACCACCAAGTTGGTGCAGAAATTCACCAACCTTATCTCTTATTCCGATACCCTGAGAAGCAGCATTCATAGGGTTAGTTTTTGCTGCTGCAGCCATATTAGCAGCTGCGTAAGGAGCACTAACAGCCTGACCCTGAGTTACATAACCACCAGGTAACTTTGATTGACGACGAGGATCACCCAAAGCCGTCATATCAAATCCAGCTTGATCAAAACCGTCGCCGTTCATTACTTTATAGACTATTTATATTAATTATAAAGCTATAACTATCTATAATTAACCAAACATTCCAGGCGGTGGAGTCCAGCTACCTCCCACAGGGGTAGGAACATTACCTCCCACAGAGGCAGCAGGCATAAAGTCCCCATGAGTAAAAGGTCTACCATGACCTCTCTGCCATTGCTGATCACCTAAATGTGTTTGCCATCGTTGATCATTACTAAATGCACCTGACTGTGCAGCTGGACTGTTAGCAGTTGCATCAAGCCATTGGTCACGCGCCTGAATTTCAGCAGGGCTCATTGCTTCCTGTAACATCTGAGCTTCTAAATTAGCCTCATTTTCTAATTGTTGGCCAAGTTCGAGTCGCCTTAAAGCAATTTGCCTGGCACCGCCACCTCTTTGGTAAAAAGCACTAGAACCTTGCAACTGGTCTAACTCCCCTAGAGTTCTGATATCACTAAGTCCTCCTCCTTGTAAGGCTTGATTCTTAGGAATATCTATAGTTGGAGATATATCACCTAAGGGAATTTGGAATTTAGTACCTGGAATACCGATTGATCGATCAGTATACTTTCCAAGCCCACCAGTTCTTGAATGAACCGTACCTCCACCTACAACAGGTCTAGTATCTTGAAAAGAACCACCAGGTTGACCTTTGACAGGAATCCCAGCTGAAGTTGTCATTCCAGGTGGAATGTATGCGCCTTGCCTCAGACGTTCCTGAAGTTCATAATCTTTAGTTCCTACAGGAATATTTGCCATTCCTGTATTAATAGCATTACTATTATTCACTCCCTTTGGTGGAACAAGTTTATCAAAAAGTCTCCCACCTGCTTCCCAACCAGCTCCACCTCCAGCTGTAGCTAGCGCAAAATCAGCAACAGGTAAAAAAGGAGAATCAGCAAAAAATCCAGTAGCACCTCCTAAAGCAGTTCCTAAAATACCTCCTCCAAACTGAGCTGCCGGACGTCCATAAGCCCTCAAAGGCCCCTCTTCTGATTGGTTAGCAAGACCAATACCTGCAGTACCAGTTGCTGCAAGACCTTTCTCCCAACCCGGCGTCTTAACAAGATTACTAGCAAATTTCTGAAGAAATTGAGGAGACCTATCATATGCAGGTCTAAGCATCTCTTTACCCCACCGCCAAGCTGCAGGATTAGAACCCATCGCTGCCCGTTGACCTGCCATATTCCTAGCAAGCCACAACTTGTTCATAAGCTGTGGACCTAATACCCTAGCTCCCTCATAAATAGTTTTCACGAGATCTTGTATACCTTTCTTATAATAATATCATCGGGAAATAATAAATAAGATGACAACTTTCACCCACGGAACAACATTAGAAACCTTTGAAAATAGAGGACATAAAACCCGATTAGTTTGCTGTCCAGGAGGTGGCATGTGCCGCTATGCAAAAGATGAGTATGAAGCAGAGGATTTTGCTCGAATGTTCGAAGAATTTTTTGAATATCATTGTGCCTAGGTATCTGAGTGTCATATAGTTTTCCTTGAGAATTAACAGTCACATACCTAACCCAAAATCATAAAAATATAAATAAGTGTAAAAACAGTCGAAAAAACAGGGTGGGGAAGTCGCCTTTTTCAACCGTCCTCCGCTGAAATCCGTTCTCCCAGAATCGATTTACTATCAACACCCAAGTTCAGAAAAAAAAGGGCGGTTTCACTTAGGTACGTATATGTTGTGGATAGGTAGTTGACTGTATATAAAGAGTTAACAGTCACATACCTAACCTCACTTTTCTTAGAAGTAAGTAAATAAGCCTAAAAAAAATTGAATTTGGCTGTTGAATGAGTTAGGTTGCTACAGCTGGGATCTAAGTAGTTCACTCCTTGCACCCTACTTAATATGCTTAAAGGATCCGTATTTCTCTATGAAAATCTCACTCCTTACGATCAAATTACATTCGCAAAAGCATTTCAAATAGCCCTGCAGTTATGGGATAAAGATGAATGTTGGTGTATGAAAGAAAAAAATCACAACGTATTTAAAGGCTTCAATACAAGTAAACCAAATCGCCTCCTCTATAAAAAGCGAGATGCCAGAATTCTTATGCTTGCTATGACGAATCGTTTCTATAGTGAAGAAAAACCTATTATTGTTAGATCTGGAAAATGTAAATCACAACACTGTCTAAACCCATCCCATTACTATTGGGGGACAAGAAAAGACGTAGCCCAAGAGAATACAAATCGTAAAGATAATGGGATTAATAAGGAATTAATAACTGAACTAAGAACTAAAAATAAAGAAGGAATTAATAGTTTAAAGTTATCAAAAATCTATAAAATTCCTTATCATATAGTTAGGCGAATCTGTAATAATGAAACTTATAACAGCATTGCACAAGAACTACAATCAGATAGTCTATGGGAGACAACATTAGCGGTATGTGAAAGTCTCACAACCACATATCCCTTAGAAGCAAAAAAATTCAATCTGACTTATCACGTGACAAACGAACTTGAATGCCCCTGGCATCGACAATCTGAATCTAAACATAAAGGTAACTTCGGCTTAATGGGCGAATGCCTAGATTGTTTAGAAGAAATCAAAAATGGACGCTGTACAGTAGATGTTCGAAATTTCGATTTCCAATGGTATTGGCAAGTCAAGCGCTTCTGGGATCAAGTTGATATAGGAGATTCAGATCTCTGCTGGAAATGGAGAGGCGCTACCAGGAAAAACAATACGGAATCAACTGCATATTTTCCATCTCCGTTTCACGCAGCAAAAACCCAGTCTGCTTCAAGGATTGCATTCTGGTTAAGCCGTGGCTATACAGGGAAATATAGAATTTTCAGTAAATCCTCTTGTGAATCATTCTGCTGCAACCCAACACACCTTACAATCAAAGAACTCAAAGATTGCCCCACTCCAAATGAAATTGAGAGAATCCGTCTTGCCCATGGAAATATCTTTCAGCACTACAAAGAGAAAGAAGATAGTTGCTAAAGAAAGTTCTATAGAGCCAAGCAATTATCATTTAGGCGATGATAGGCAATATGCGGCTCTTGTAGCTATAAATGACAAAGTAACTTTCTCAAACTGGTATGACACTAAAGAAGAGGCTGAAAGAGCAAAAGTATTTTTAGAAGCAGCATTAGATTATGGCTCTTATATAACTATGGAAGAAGAAGGTACATATCCTGAGCGCGCTACAATAATGAGAGAAAGATATGAAAAATCCGGTAGAGATGATCCAAATCATCCTATGCATGGATTTTACACTGGATTAGCAACAGAACATGAGCAGATTTCTAACAACAATCCCAAATAACTCAGGATTCTATAATTTTGGAACTATTGAAGCATATCCAACAGGAGGAACAGGGCCTACAGCATATGGACCAACTTCGTATTATGGCTCTGATCCTCTACCAGCAAACACTGGGGATAGTCTTAATAACCCAGTAGATTTAGGTACTTTCCCATCTATATTTCGATCAATTCCAATAAAGAATACACATGGTGGATTATCCAGAAAGCAGACAACTTTTTATAAATTAAAACTACCAGGAGCACGGGCAGTTCAATTTACTCAAGATTATTCACAATTTTCTTATGAAAAGAATACAAATAAAAATACTTTACTAGCTTTTTATCGAATAACTGAAGATAAACTGAGAGAAGAGCTACCTATAAATGATGAGGGCTATGTATATACAGAAAGTGCAATTGATTATTTAGATGAAAGTGTAATAAGCGGCGTTGAATCAGAATATCCGACAACAAACTTAGCTGCAGGAGACTATTTATTTCTAATTACAAATGATATTCGATATTTAGAGACAACTTATTCAATAACTCTAAATATTAATCTTCTCGATTGGGGGAAAGTTATTGATGAAGTTGATGCTTCAATACTATTTGAATTTGTAACTGATGTAGTCACAGATGCCCTTGACTTTGAAAACGTTTAAGCGCACTCACGGAGCCCCTTAACAAAGAACGCAACTTCGGCTAATGCATCATTAACTTCAGTACTTTCTAATGGAGCAATATCAACTTTAAGACGTTCATCACATAAACCTAAGAAACCACCGCCGCCGCCGCTATCGTCAGCCAAAGGTGCTCTATCAGGATAGAAAACATCTGGCTTAGGATCTCTAGGTTCAACATAGATATTTCTATCTCTCCAGTCCTCATAGATAGGCTCCCAATCCATATCAGCCCAAGCGGGTTCTCTAAATTCTTCAGTTGGTTGGAATCCAGTAGCAATTTCTTCATCTCTCCGACTCTGCGCTAAGTCATAAGCTCTTTGAGCTCTTAAAGTTCTCTCAGAAGGCTCTCTGTCTTGTGCCATCTCAAAAGCTTCTTTCCCTGAATAACCTGCATTACGTAACTCTCGTTTATGACTTCTGGCATCAGTCCTATCTTCCTTTTGTGCATACGCTAACTCTGTTCTATCCCGGTTTAAGCGTTGCTGTAGTGGAGTTACACCACGATCAAAATCCTTTTGCTCAAGATTTTGTCTAAGTTCATGATTCCGTCTCATCACATCAGCCATTTGCTGATATGTTGCTTTTGGAGTTATCTCATGAACAATAGTCGGAGGAGTAGGTGCAGAAGGGACAAAAACAGGTGGTGGAGGACCAACCTGTTCTTTATTTCCATTATGTAGAAGTACTCCATCACATACGTATGTATGTGCACCTTCGACTATTATTTCAACTGAATCGCCTGTCCCTAATTTCTCTGAATCAGTAAATTCTAATTCACCATCCAATTGAGAAACTTTATCTCCTTCCTCTAAATCAATTGCACTAAGCCAACTTTTCCTACTAGGAGAATAAAAACGATCTTCTTCTGAACAAGTAAATTTCCTACCTGAGAAGTTAAGATTAACTAAAGGAGATTCAACAATTCGAACATAGCTAATCTCAGCCTCACCTCTTTTTAAAGTATGTTGATGAAGAGTATCTAATTTATCGCCTATTTTTAGATCTCTTATCGTTTTAGTAACGCCTCCTGCTAAGAGGACCTCCATATCAGGTACGCGGACACCCATTGTACTACTTTAATTTAATCTCTATACTGATTCTATCTGTCACAAACCCATGTAAATGTTGGACCCCTATCCACCCAACAGGCAAAAGTGCCAGGACCAGAATCAATTCAGCGTAAGTGATGGGGCGACGCATAATAATGAACAGTATCCTTTCCTTAGAGAGTTTAGCGACCTTATCACTAGATTGTCCAGAAAAGAGTTAGAGCCGTTATTATCTCATCAACAAAAATTATTTGCAACAGCAATTTGGGAAGCAGAAAATTATGGAGGATCGACTAAAAAATGCCGAGATCGGCTAACAGAACTGTATGGTCCTCATTTTAAGCAAATCTTATCCAGCGAAGAACTAAGAGAACACATGACCCCTATCGAAGAATATTACAGATACGTTCTTCGATTAGATCATAAAAGACAGTGGGATAATCAAAAAAAATTCGCTAAACTCGCTTCAAGTAAGGACTCCGAATGACAACTATCAATAAAGAAGAATGGTTAGTCATCTTAAATCAAAACGAATATATACCAATAGAGCGTGATGCCAACCTATATCAAAGTTATAGATTCTCAGAACTCAATATAGATACAGTCACAATAGAAAATTACAAAGATCTACTTGTTCCATCACTCTGCAAACAAATTGAGATATTTATCCCACCATCAGGAAGTTTCGAAACACCTGATCTCAGACGATATCTAGAGCTGATTTGCAGTTACGAAACCAGTACAACTGATGCAGTGCTAGGACTCTCCTTAGCGGATCAAATTCGACTGACCTTTAGTGATATGCAAACTAGTACAATCTGTGATCGCTACCCTGAAATAAATTTGACAGAAAAACGGCGATATCGATGCGTTGCAGAGTATTTAATACGACAAGAAGAGCTAACCAAGCTTAGAGATAGTGATGGCAAACTAATCAAAAAAATCGGAAATATGCAAAAAGCTGTAGTTCTTTATCGACCGCTACCAAAACTATTAGAAACTCTAAAAAAATCTGGCTTAGGGCATCTAATTAAATCAATACCAAAAGTTGCGAATGCCCCTGTAAAAGAAGAAAAAACTTGATACACTTAATCAGATCTAATTAATTATGACTAATAGACGAAGCAAATTACTCACAAAACTATTACAAGGAGTAAAAGGAGAAGACGAAGCAAAGCTCCTAAAACTCACAATCGAGCGCATCTGCGCAGATATGTGTGAATTTTATACAAAGTTCTATGAAAAAGAAGGCCCAGGGGCCATGGTTTACGTCCCGGATGCAGAAGATGAGAAAAAAAGTATGTTTTATCTCACGGTTGATCACTTAATAAACGCTCTTAACGACTTCAATAATAGGAGTATGAGTGGTGTTGCAGAAGTAATGCAAAAAGCTATAAATCGTGCTGAACAAATCGAACCTGATAAAGAATCACTATTTATCATTCAAGATCAAGAAAAGATGCAACTTGTGCATTATAAACACGATAGTGAGGGCGCTGATTTTATAAAAATAACGTGAAAAAAAGAAAATTACGGTGGTCTGACTATAAATTCGTACTAGGACGAATAGCACACTTAAATAGTGATTGGATAACACCAGCAGACTATCTACCTTACATTTATGCGCTATTAGGTGATGTTGACCTGGATCCCTGTTCAACACATCATGCAAATGTAGAATTCGTGCGTGCTAAGAAGATTTATACACTAGAAGAAGACGGATTAAACATTCAAGAACCCTGGACTGGTAAAACCTATCTATTTCCCCCTACATTTGGTCGTTGTTCTTTCAGTAAAACTCGCGGAACGTGGAAATGGAGCTTAAGAGCTGGTGCATCAGCAAAAGCACCGTCAGTAATTTGGTTTCGACGCCTAGTAAAAGAGTGGAAACTCAGAAATATTCCTGAAGCTCTGTTTTATACGATTTACCCTGAAATGATTAGAACATGCCCTGAAATGTGGGATTTTCCAGTCTGTATTCCAGAAGATCGAGCTAATTTAATCCATGGTAAAAAACTATTTACTTTAAAAACACCGATGTTTTGGGGTTATTTCATATATTTGCCAAATCTTGAGTTCGGTTTTGATCAAATTGAGAGATTTAAAGATATATTCTCTAATTTAGGGAAAATTATCTGTTAAATTGTATTTTTATAAGCTAAATATCGTTATGACAAAAACACAGTTTGAAATCGCCAAGATATGTGACGACGTAAAGGAACTCCTTTTATATAAAAATGAGAGATATGGTGATTCTGCGTTAAATCCTTGTCGAATATTCAGTAAAGCAAGTCCTGTAGAGCAATTACTCGTCCGAATTGACGATAAAGTCAATAGAATTCATAAAGGAGTAGGATTGCTAGATACTGACGAAGACATTATTATAGATTTAATAGGATATTTAGTACTACTTAAAATTGGACTAAAAAATCAAAAGCAACCTTTAGAAATTCTGCCATCATGCGATACGAGGCACTAATAGAAAACTATTCTCCCAACCTTCAATTAATAGATACATTAGAAATGTTCAAACATTTCGAACCGAACGCGGCGGAGATCCTAGACCACTGGGCTTTTGAGTCCAATAACGAAAAAAACGACGTAGAACTTCCCCAGAAGGGTCCCAATCAAGCAGCTTTTTCTCAAGATATTCAATTGCTTTCAACTGATTGGGAGCCCCAGTATAAGTCTCAGGGAGATTTAGTAGGCATCTCTTCACCCGACAACGATGAGGTACTAACGTGGGAATCTCTTTATCTGCAGCGTAATAGATATCCAATTCAACACGACGTTTATCTATCATTAGATCACCACCAGATGTCCAAAGACGATTGATATAAGGACTCCATTCTCGGATAATCTTATTCTTCCCTGAAGAAGTATTTATCAACTCCAATAAACGACAAGTCTTGAATGAAGATATTCCAATACTATGAGCGAAACTGAGTAATGCTGCTTTTCGATTAGTATTTAAAGGAACTAGAACATATTGCGCCACTAAATCAGAAAACTCTTTCAAGTCTTCTTCGAGTTGGAGGTCTATTTCTTCCTTAGTTGCCTTATCAACAGAATTAAGCCATCTTTTACCAAGCTTTTTACTTCCATAACCAATCCGCCATATACTTTCTCCATAATCTTTATAAGAAGCATAACGACCCATACCAAGATGAGTACGAGGTAAAGTATGCTGCTTTATTAAATTAATACCTTTTCGAGTTAGGAAAGGATGCTCTTTCCATCTAGTCTGTATTTTCCGTTTCTTATGGGACGACAACGCTACCGCTGTAATTAACCTCAGAATAGCCGTCTAACTTTAATAAAACAACGTAATTTTTGGCTGCATTTGTCACTGTTACCCCAACTACACCCTTACCTTTACCATCACGAGCAATGTTTGTAAACTTTTTATACCCAGTAGGAGCACTTCCCCCTGTATAAGCATCTTCTTGAAAAATTTCCATAGTATTAATTCCACTACTCTTATCAAGTGTCACCTTGATATCCCCAGTACCACCAGGATTTACACGAAATCCGCGGATAGCTTCTCCGGGATTGTTTGCTGCAGTAGACCCAAGATAAGTAACCTCAGATCCGGTATCAACGCTTTGAGTATCTAGAGTGCCGTCAATAGTACGAGTAGCCATGGTATTTAGGAAATTTGCTCCATCGTGGAAAGATTGAATTTAATGTCAGCATCTATACCATGATCCTTTAAAATATTAAAGAACATCTGGCGATCCAGAGCTTTTTGATGAAGCATTTCAACAAATGCTTCTTCTAAAGAACTGCGATCAAGATTCTGAATTGCAAGAGAAGCAGCGTGAATTGAAAATTCTACGTCAACTGGAAGCTCTAATGCATCCATAAAAAATTAAAACCTTATATTTATATTACCAGCGCTGAACTGAGGTGGCAATTATTCTTCTAGAGTAGCTCTCTCTATGCTTTTCCATAGTACGCCTGAGAAGTAACGTACTAAACCCATAACTCCCACTAAAAAGAATTGCAAAACTGAGAACAATAGCTTCCATATCAAGTATTAATGACTTTATCGTCCATCTTTTCTCGAACAGTATTAGGCTTCTTACCTTTTAATGCACGCTCACCAATATTGACATCACGTTCAGTCCTATGCTCTTCCATCTCTCGACCGACTGCTATTGCTCTGTCACGTAGAAATTTATAAGGATCTCGATTAGGTGTAACTTCTGGATCGGCCATCGTTAATCTACAAAATAAATAAACTTCCTAACTTAGTTTAGCAAAGCCCCCTCTTCTTCTACCTCTTTAGCAGGATCATAATCGGCATCCTCTAAAAGTTTCAGTAAATAGTAATGAATTCGTCCTGTAACCCAACGTAAATCATCATCACTAATATCACAAATAATAGCGTCAATAGAGAGCGCACGAGACGGGGATCGTACATGCTCAGCAAGGAGCTCAAGTGCACGATATCTGTCTTTCGTAAGTTCTCCTAACATGACATCATGAGCCCTCAACTACTTCTGTACTGTCATCTGTAGAAGATTCAGCCTGTTGTTGTTGAATCGTAGCAAACTCAAGAGCTCCCATAACTTTCAAGTATTGTTCTTTCGAACGAGCAATAGACAATTCTCCCTCTCTAATTTGATTTTCTAGCTGCTGTCTCTGAGTTTGTAGTTGCTCTACTAAATCAGGAGTAGTCTCGGACATAATTCAAAAATTTATAATATCTGAATTGAGTATAACTCTTTACAGCTTGTATTGCTATATTAGTGTTCTCTAAAATTAACCCAACACCAACCAGAAGCTCCTCCACTTGCAAATAATCTTGGATTCATATTTTTAAAACTATATTGAACATTCTGTCCTGAGAACTGGCTTCTATCAGACCATAAACCATTAACTAAATCCATTTTTCCAAAAGGATCCTGAACTTGCCAATAGTCTTTACCATATCCGGTAATCGCTACAAGATGAGTCCCACGAATGGGATTAGTAACATCACCTCTAACTAATAAACTTGCAGCAACAGGGCGCCCACTATGCAATTCTTCTTGAATATCTAAAGAATCCGCAGATAAAGTAAAGTTCGCATTCATTCCAAATTCATTTAAAGTTTTCTTATGTGCCTCTCTAGAAGACCCCTTACCATGCTTATTAAGTACTTCTAAATAATCCATAACCCCATTAATACCAGGGGTATCGAGATACTTCAAACACATAGCAAGAGTAAATACTTGACTATTATTCCATCTATTCGAGGCCTGTGGGTAATAAGGGAAACCTCTTAAGTAGATCAAATCTCTATCAATTGAATAAGGTAATTGACGTTTCTCATCTGTTAAACCATCCCAGTGTTCATCATCAATCCACCAATCTCCTAAACCTGTTCTTAAATATGTATGATTACTATCTCGATCTAGAACTTGACAGCGACGTATAGATCTAGCTGATAAAATTTCAGCTTTATCACCAGAAGTGAGTTCTGACACATCAATGGGTCTTTTCTTCAACCATGTTCGACATCGAGATATAACAGAAACCCATCCCCAATGAAGGTTAGGCATGGAAAATTTTAATACTGCTCACATACTACAACATTGCTACATAGTGTACGTAGTTTTTTCTGAAGGATCTTCAGCCTTAATTACTAATGGAGCCTGCTCAATCCTAATAGTTTGTACAGCAGAATTTGCTGCAGCTTTTTCAATCATCTGCTCCATATCTTTCTTACTAACTTGGCCATTACTATCACCATTCATTTTCATCGTGCCATCACCCTTTTTAGAGGCTGTAGCAATCCCAAAAGACGCCAAAACTCCCGTGAACACTGAAGCTATGAAGGTTGGATCTATCTTCTGTTGAGGAACTCCTGGAATAGCAACGTAATTTAAAGTTAATATTCCTCCGCTCCAAACCAATACTCCAATTCTGACCATTGTGGAGATGATTGCAGCCTGTTCTTCCTGATCAGGTAATAGTGCATCTTTGACTTTGCCAAGCACACTTTTCTTTTTAGGAGAATCCTTTTTCTTAGGATCCTCAATCACATTTTCAGACATCGTATAGTAGCAATACGTATTAAGTTTACCCTCAGGTAAACTTATATTGAATTGAGATATTAACTGCCACTATGTGGAAACTTCTACCGTTTTTAATATTACTTATTTCACCAACTGCAAAAGCAGATCTGGTTCACCGCCTATCAACGAGTACTCAGCTCACAGTTAATGGAGCAGCAACCGTTGCAGACCGTGTAGGAAGTACATATACAGTGTCGGGTTCCAACATAAAAGTAGGCGCCGGAAATAGTGATGTATTTGGAGGCTTAACAGCTGGTAGTGCAACAACAGCAGCAACTATGAAAGCAGGAACTTATGATGTAAATACCGCAGGATCTGCATTCAGTTTTTCTGAATCATGGACCCAAGGTGATGCTGTACCAGCAATAGGAGCTGGTGTTGATGTTACTACTGGAGTCGTCACAGATATGCCAGCATTCGGATCAACAACAACACAATCTGGTGGTGTTGCTGGTTCTTTAGCAGGTACAGTTACGTCCGCTGGAATTGTTACTCTAACTGCAGGAGGTGCAGGCACAACAGCAACAGGACAATTCGTTAGTGAAATAACTGTCGGAGATTAAAAAGATCATGAAACAGCTATTAACGCTGTTATTTTTTATATTTATACCAAAAGCTTCAGCAATTCCGGTGGTGCCTAATTTCACCCAAGGAAGTATGACATCCCATACAGAAACAACATCCAAAGTAACTGAGACGATAAACTCAATGGATTACGCAACTGGATGGCAGTATACTGTAACTGGCACAAATGTCGATCACTCAGGATCAACTATTTCGCCTACGTCAACAACTGGTAATACCAATACTCTGCAAGGTGTCACAACAACATGGTCGGGCTTGGATCTATCAAACAAACCAAATTGGAACATGGTAGTTCCTGGCAACAGTTTTCAATTTACAGAATCATATCAAGCTCCAGGTTTAGTCAATCAAACAATAATCCAACGAGAAACAGAAATAAGAAGTGTCACCGATACAACCTCTGTCTTCTCCAACTAAAATATCTTTTTATAACACTTTTAAATACAATAATATTTACACCAACAATGGCTTTGGCAACTGATGTTGGAGGAGTATCAGCAACTGCAAATCCGGTCGCAAACTCCTCAGGAAGCGTTACTAATCAAGCTATACAAGTTCTACAAGGTCCATATATAACTAATACTTATGGAGATGGAATCAGTTGTCAGGGTCCTACCCTCAACATCACGCCCTTCTTAGCTGATAGTAAATCTTGGCAGATTCCTAAGGAAGAATATTATGATCAACCTGTCTATGACATGACAACTGATGATGATGGGAACTTAAAAAATCCAGGAGATATTGTTTATTACGTACCTACTAGAACTGGTCAAAAAGATACTTTTAACTTTAATTGGGGAATATCAGCAACTATAGCTGTCCCATTAGATGAGCAATTACAAGATCAATGTAAACAATCTGCAAACAGTCAAATATCCTACAGAAATCAATTAGTAGCAAATAAAAGATTAGATTTTGAATTAGCCAGGCTTAAAAATTGTGGGGACTTAATGAAAGAAGGAATTCAATTCCATCCGAAATCACAATATGCAGCTATCTGTGCAGACGTAATGCTGACACCTATCCCTGGGAAAGTTACACCTCATATACACTCTATTTCCGCATTGCCCGACGAAGCTCCATCACTGCCCGATTCCGAGATCTCTGAGCAAGAATCCGCTCCCTCAGAGAAAGTTCCTTCGGCTCCTTCCCAAGGATTTTTTGGATTTTTCCGATCACTTTTTTCACGGCAGGCTTCACAACCTTTAGAAGAAGATCAGCCAGAGGTTTTGCTAGGAGGGCCGATGTCGTTGCCACAGTAGCAATAGCGGCAGTAGTAGCTACAATCTGTGGTGCTGGTAAATATTGCTCAGCAATTCCAATATTTTCATACAAAGTAATACAAGTTTTACCGTCTTTACTTAACTCGAATCCAGATACTTTTTCTTCTTTACTCTGTGTAACATCCCCTATGCGAGGAGCATTAGGTCCTGGACATTCAACTTTTTCCGTTGGTTTAGTAAGAGACGAATCAGGAGGTGTAGGGGGAGGAGCTTTAGGTTGTTGATAAGCCGGAGGTTCTGCAACAGTTGTATATAACAACTCCTCAGGAGAATAATCCATTGCATGAAAAGATGGGTATTCACCATGAGGACATAGTGTCCTAATACCTTTAGGATCTTCTATAAGTAAATTACCTGCTCTTTTATCATCAGGATGCCATTCAACACAGCCTGGAAGGTCAACTATAGGAAATCCTATAGACGTTGTAACTGGAGGGCTTACAACAAGACTAGAGGGTGGTTTAACAGACCAAAAAGGAATCTGATGAATAGTTAGATTCCTAATTGGAACATCAGGAATTTCTTCCACTAAAACCCAGGTAAACCTAAGCCTTTAGGAACCCCAGGGATAGATTTTACCCCTGGAAGGGCTCCTCCAGTAGAACCAGGTAGTTTTGAATCAACTAACCCAGGAAGTGATCCAGTGACCGATTTAAGTACCTGAGACTTAATACTATCAACGAGTTTATCTCGCTGTAAGTATACATATAAGCCACTCCCAACAACGGCAAGAGATACGACACCAGCCGACACTGCGATGACATTTACAACTTTTTGCATAACTGACTTAGAAATTAGAAATTAGAATTCCTATGAGAATTATAACAATTGGTGATATTGGAAAATCTTATAAAAATATTCATAACTCAATTAGAATAAAAATAGCTCAAAGTAAAAAAGTGTCCACGGAATTAATTGCTGCAATCATATCAGGAAGTATTGGTGCCTTTGCAGGCTTATCAAGAGCACTATCCAATTTTAATCAGAAATTAGACAAACGATTCGAAATAGTGGAACGTGATATCGATAGCTTACATGAGCGAGTAATTAGGGACTATGTTTTAAAAGAAGACCTATTAAGAGAAATGCAAGCTGTACACACAAAATTAGATCGCATCTTCGATCATTTACTTAGCCATAGTTAAATAGATACCCAGGCTGTAGTCCCCAAATTATACATATAAAGAGTACTAGTTGATTGATTGTAATGCAATTGACCATCAATTGGATTAGCAGGATACCCAGCAGAATTAGAAACGACTGCCTTCACTGTCTGCCAATTACTGCCATCAAAAATTTTATGTACCTGTGTGCTGGCAGTATCTAACCAAGATTCACCTTTACTAAGAGAAGTAAAACCAGCTGGAGAAGTGTTTGGAGCTGTAGAACCTACAAATGTAGGTCCAACTTTAATTAAACCTGTTGAAGGAGAAGCTGTATTGTCAGCAAAAAAAAGTCCTGGCTCCCCTGCATTGTTATTAATAGCCAGCTCAGCAGCCCCAAGACGAATAGGATAAGGCCGATCACGGAGAGTATTAGAACGACGAGAAAGAATTTGTACAGCCATATTTAAATATTAATATAAAGATCAGCATCAACAACTGTATCCTGATCAGTAATAGGACTATAAGTACTACTGTCTATTGTACTGGTGGAAGCTGAATCTTCAACTGGGGTACCATTAATATATTCGCCTGCGTCAATTAATCCGACTTCAAACTCAGAGGTGTATTCGTCAATAGGCTTATCAACAATGCCGAATTTTATATCTTTTAATAAAGTAGGAGATCGATTAAACAACTTATTAATTAATGTAATCATTCGATTTGTCGTATTAACATCTTTCCCAGTTCGACTTAAACGACCGTCTGCATCACGTTTTAAACCGTCTGTCAAAGTCATTCCAATAACAGATGGATCAAAATCTGCTATTGATTGAGGTTGATTCCGATTACCAGTAATATCTTTACCTCCACTCCATTTTGTATTTTGCCTTGTCAATAACAACGTATTAAAAGCATCTTCTAGACGTGTTTGCTCCTTTTCAAAAGTTTTTTCAAAATGTACCAAACCTGCCCCAACTGGTTTATCACTTGGCTCTAACAACCAAGAACGAACATAATCGTGCTTTTTTAAATTACTAACAGTGCAATAACCACTAGTGGTACTAGTGAAAGGATAGATAATAACAAAACTATTTGGATCAGGAACTGAAGTAATTGTGTATTCACCAGAAACTGCATTCCCACTCGTAAAAGTGATTTCTACTTTAGTATTAGACTCTAACCCATGATTGTCAACATCAACTGTTATATTTACACCAGATTGAGTGTACTTCGCTATTAAATTAATTGGTTCATTACCTTCGTCATGAGTTAAAGCGAACATTGCTGCATAAATATGCTTACACCATCTCAACTGATAATACATTAAACTTTGCGCTGAATTTTCAGCAGTATCTTTATAACTAGGAAGTTGATAAAAACTGTTAATTGCTACAAATCCTAAATCTCTAAAAGTACCTGGTATATCACGTTCGTCACTTAAAGTTCCATCAGGTTCCAAAACTTGACCAGGCTTTGTTGAACGAACTGTTGTTCTTGGAAAGCGGTCACTCCGTAAATCACTATATAAATCATAACTATCCCGTCGAGAAAAATCTTGACAAGAGCATTGCCATCTTAACTCAGTAGTTAAATAACGCCCTACAAGAAAGCCACGTTGAGCTGGAACCACAGTAGATGTTTTTTCATCAGCTGTAGTTGCTCCATAACTGTCTTTACGTTGGAAAATTATTTCTTTTGTTGCTGCATCTAATCCCTTAACTGTATAACCAACATAATTTTTATAATCACGACCACGCAGTAATCTACTAAGTGTTAAATTACCAGAAGTGGTTCCACTAGTAATTGTTGTTAGCGTGAATTGAGTAGGACTGGTAACAGTAACTGTACATCTACCAGAAGAGACGTCGCCACTACTAACATCAATAAAGACTTTATTTCCACTAGATAAACCATGGACAGAAGCACAGGTAACAGTAACAGTAGATCCACTTCTCGAATATGTCGAGGAAACACCAGGATCTTTTTCAATAATACGATCAGCTAGACGTTCGCCTGTAAAGAAAGAAAGTTCTGTAGGCAAATAACGAAGGCGAGCTCGTGTAGTGGTCCAACGTGAATCCCCAAAAGTAGTCGATAAATAATAAGTAACGTTCCCGTCATTTGTCCCTGATGCAGATGTAGTTACAGTAAATGTATTTTGTGTAGTACTAACAATTGAGAGAGTTTCATCAACACCTCCACCAGTTGAAATATCTAACCAAACACTCTCTCCAGGATACAATCCATGGTCTTGTTTAGTTACAACTAAAGTAGTACCTGATTGACTATATGTTCCACTTACTGCATCCCCTAAATATCTAACTGCAAGGATTGGTAAACCAAAATCATAAAAATTAAATGCGTCAGTGTCACGCATGCCAACCATTTGCTCACCTAATTCTTGTCGAGTAGATGGAAAAGTGTAAATCCTGGCAGGTATAAAAACACCAGGAAATTGTTGGAAAGTAAAGTATACTCGATAGTCCCCACGACGTTGTCTTTCTCCAGCTGTAGACCCCAACATACTTTGGGTCATTGTATACAATTCGTATCCTCTACGCCAACGACTCCATAGAGAATCCTTATTATAAAAGCTAATTTCACTGTTTTTATAACTTCTTCCACCACTCTCAACAATAGAGAATGGTCCTCCTCCACCAATATTTTTTGAAAAATCTTTGTCAAATCTTGAAGGATTATTAAACTTACCTATCCCAAAAGGCATGATTCTCTTTAGTAATATCCTCCTTGTACATTACAATAGAAACCATTAGTTAATGCAGTTGCTCCACTAACAGAGACATATAAAGCTTGACCACGTGAAAGCATTAAACCACGTTGTTTAGGAGCTATTTCATTATTAGCAGATCCAAAATTAGAGCCTGCTTGAACAACAGGATGATTCACAAATGGCAGAATCTCTTTCAATGTAAGACTGCAATATTGTTGTGCAGCAACAGAATCAATACTGGCAACAAATAGAGGAAAGAATTGGTTAATGTTAGTAACTGAACCAGTGCTAACTAAATAGAAACAAAAATCAATTGGATCATAAACACTTACATTACCTGTAATAGTACTGCCCACAGCAGGAATTGTGACAGTGAATGTTGTCGGAGTAACGGTAACAATTGTAAATGTCCCATCAATTGGAACAGTGCCTGCGCTGTAACTTGTGAAATCTAAAAAGACACTTTGACCAACTTCTAAATTATGACCGCCACTAATCGTTATTGTGGCTGTAGTTGAAGCAGCTGAATATGTACCAGAAGTTGCAGTTTTTGCATCAATCTTCTCGATTACCCGTTTACTATAACGGAACCATATATCATCAATATAAGCACCACTAATTGAAGTATCTGTTAAAGCAGAGTCAGCATCAAAAACCTTTGTAGCATTACCTACAGCAGTTGGAATTAAACTGGTAGAAAATGCTTGCCCTGAAGCAACAGTTAAGAGCGTCGAAGTTGTCGCTGGACGATCAACCATCAATGGTTGTTTATTTGAACTACTGCTTGACACGTTTATTTACAGATAGACTTAAAAATCATTATAGCGGAAGGGTTTTTACTCCTCTCTCATTTTATTCTTTTCTTCTAAACGTAAACGTGCTTTATTAAGTGCTTCTTCTCTCTTCTCATTATCATTTTTAGATGAGTCTGTAGCTTTATCCTTTTTAAGAAGTTCTAATATTTCTAATGATTTTCGTTTTTTAACCATAAGGTCTATTTTCGTAAGGATCTAAATTTTCATCAAACGTCTGCCAAGGTGTAGGACTATCTTCTACTTCCCAAGCATCACGTTCTTCTGGAACAAATCCACGACCAACTCCATAAGGGGCATCCAGTTGACCTGATCTAGCCGTAGCTAATCTGACGTCTCCAGCCATCCTAGGAATAGGCGCACGACCTTGTTGAAATCTTCTACCAGTATCAGGTCCTTCAGACTCCCAAGGGATATTGTTTCTCCTAGCGCCAAACATATAACCAGTCCTAGTTGTAGGTTGAACAGCGCCAAAACGACCAGCCATCTCTATGCAGCTGCTACACTAAAAGTGACTGTCGCGGCAGTCCCACCCGCTTCACTAACCCACTTTGTTCGAACCCACCTAACAGGTCTATTAGCGACACTATATACGGTTGTCCCGTTAGCAGTTATTGTTTGATTTGCAATTATAGGTGCATAATTAGTACCATCAATACTTCCTTCTAAACATACAATTACATTTGTATCAACAGATGCCACAGTCACTATCAATGTGTAGTCCGTTGTAGAAAAAAGATTAGTATCAGCAACTTTTAATGCAGTACCAGTGGCAGGAGCTGTGAGTGCGCTTCCTGTAGTAAAAATTGTATCTTGAAAATAAGTTACCGCCATGAAAATACCCTGAGCCTATTTACTAGAATAACAGGGGGAAATGTGCTTCTCTCTATTAACGATGAGAGTTTTCAAGAACAAGTCTTGTTCCAACTGCAACATCAGCAGGTCCAGGTAGAGCTTGAATAAATTCAGCACCTTCCCTATTGAAACGATATCGAGCTTGTTCTGGATTTCGATAGTTTGGAACATATAAATGCAGAGCTAATCGGTCTGTTTCATATAAATAAATCTGTGTCCAAGTTCTCAATGTCTCCTTAAAATCTGATGTAGAAATTGTCCGGTCAACGTCACCTAAAATACTTTCAACCCGACTTTTAGGAATTGAATTATTATTGACACTACCTGTCATGTCAGTTCGCTTTTCAGCTTCGTCACAACGACCGATCTGTTCAACAATCTTGTCGTACCAGAACGAATCTTGAATATTATTCAATGCTTCCTCGAGACGTGCTAAGTCACCGCCGGGAATTGATGTTAAATTGTAACCTAAATGCCAACGGACTTTAGATTGTAAATACGTATCGAGCTTCATTAATCAACATTAGAACAAGCCTAGTATTAGTCTACGCGAACTAAGTTCTCTTTAAAAATTTCATCCCAATCAACTCGTTTAATACTTCTTAATTGCTCCAACTTTTGGAATTTTTCTCCTGACTGAGAAGTCTGAAGATCTTTAATGTCACGAGCAGTTTTAATACCTACACCAGGTACAGCGTCTGCAATTTGGCGTGCAGATGCATTATTAATATTGACACGTGTATCAATAGGGAATGTTTCTCTAGTAGTTAGCTTAGGTGGATCAACACCATCAGCTGCTAATTCAGCGGTAAGCCTCTCCTCAGTCCTCATCTTCTCATTAGTAGCATCTAGATGCGGAGTTAAATCCTCTTCATTTACGTAAAGGACTTCATCTTGGGCATCTAAACACATCATGATGCCTTCACCATGCTTAGATATAACCTCTACCAGACCTCCGGTGATTTTGTATTGGTACAACATAAATTAGATCAATAGTCTTTGATTAGCTTACCAAAGTAAATCTTTGTTTTCAACCAGGATGATTAGGATGGGAATTATCGTAAAACAGGAAACAAAAATAAATAAGAATTGCCAGGATAAGCAAAACAGTAATAGGAATCACAAATCAATTAGGATGAATACCTCTGAATATATAGCATGAAAAAGCGGGCTATTAAAACCCGCCTTTTCTTTTAAAGAGTTATTCCGCTCTTATTCGTCGTTACCACCTACCTGGGAAGCAAAATCAATGAATCCTTGGATATCATTCCAGGAAACATTAGCAGCAGGACGGAGATAGTTGACACGAGCAAGAATATATCCTACACGGCCAGCATCAGAGTCATCCTGGCTAATGTATACACCGTCACCAGATACAGAAGTATTGGTAATAGCGTCGACATTATAGATTTTGAAAGTCGTGTCGGCTACGACTTTATACATCATGGAGTCGGCTGCGTCAGCACGAGCAATCGTAGATGTTACGCTTGACCAGAAAGGTAGATTACCTGTAGTTGTGTCAGCGGCGCCTTGAGCAAAAGCACTAGAAGCAGCAGTAATTGAAGCACTAGCTGCAGCGTTACCTAGAAGCTGAGTAGAAGGAACACCAATAGGAGATCCACCGTTGTCAGGACCTAGGAGCAAAAGCTCAGTAGATGTAGCACCTAAATCAGCTGTTACAGGAGCAGCAGGGAATCCTGCACGATCTTGAGCAGCTGTAGGAACATCCTGGCCAATAGCGATTGAAGCGCCATAGACATAAGCAGGACGTGCAGCAGAAGCTTGTACTACGAGACTGGTACGATCATTACGAACCCTGTCACCAGAACGGCGGTCAGGAGAAGGTACTGTAAGGCTGAAGCTCTTATAGGAAGCCTTATCGGCTGCTACGTTTGATACCTTGGCATAGCCAACGAGTTCAAAAGCTTCAACTCCAGGGAGTCCGTAAACACCTTCATCATTAAAACCAGAAAGCTTATTAATCTGGTTACCTGGCTGGAGAATAGCTCCAGCGGAAGACTTGTAAGTTGCCATTAGTTAAATACCTCCTTACTCAGTTACAGTGAAAGCTGTAGTGATGAAGTCCTTGTTCAAATTCGCAAAGCCAGCATAAAGCTGCCAAATAAGAATTATGAAACGGCTGAAGTCATCATTATTGTTAATAAGGACTTGAGCGTTTGGACCACCAATACCTACACCGATTGCCTGAGGGCCAAAGAATAGACCTGCAGGAGTGGTTTTAGACGCGGCACCGTTACCATCACCAATATCGACTGTTATGGTTTTGGCTGGGAAGTTAGTGGATTCGAAGAATCTCACACCTTCAAACACGAAGCCTGCGGGCATAACGGGCTCACCACCTACGAATTGTGCCTGACCGAATTGGCCACCACCGTAGATAGCTGCGTTAGGAGCCATGGCACCCATAAGAGGGTTAGGCTGCCCCATGCCAGGGTAACGTGCAACTTCACGGAAGCCTTGATCGGCACGCAGATCCTTCATCAATGAAGGGTCAGCAATACACCGGTAATAGCCGTCTGTGAAGACTGGTGCGTGACGCTTTCTAAGACTCTTGACTACTTCTAAAAGGTCAGTTTTTACGTTGAACTTAAAGCGCTCAGAAGCATATTCTGTAGCGGTATAAGCGGTAAGAGTTGTTGAGTTTGTCTTAGCCTTATTATTTGGATAGTAGTATCCACCTTGTGAATCACTACTTTGACCACGTGATTCAGTTTTGAATAGCTCGTCTAGGAAGACGCGATCGCGCCAACGGCGATAATCATCCAAAAGTGTCAACGAACCAATCGACTGGTGGAACATATTAAGGTTCCCAGTATCGAGCAGTAGACGCTGAGCGGTCATTAAGGTCTCACGAGCAATCTTAAATGTGCTTGGGAGATTTGTGTTATTAGGGTCAGCAGGACCTGTATACTCACGAAGAGATACAAGTACTTTGTCCTTAACAATAGACCTGCTGTTAGCTGTACCTATGGTTTGATCCTGGGTACGCTCACGGCTTGTCTTCGTGCCAGGGTTACCGAAGAAGCGGTAACGATCTAGCTGGACAGTTTGACCCGGTTGCTTAGTGAAATCGTGGACAACAACTGGCTCTGCAGCCATTTCCACGATGTAAGCTGGATGAGGGCGGTATAACTCCGCACCCAACAGCTTCGGGAAATCGTTATCAATAAACATTGGGTTTTTTCAGCGCTATGTAATTTGCTGATATCTGAGAACAAAATCCTCTAAAAGAGGACTAATTCTCTATATCTGGAAAATAAATTCCATTAAAACAATTATAACAACAGTTTATCAATCAACTTATATAAGTTTAACGATCAATTAGGCAGTATTATACGGAGAATAAGATGTTGAAGGTACAACTCCCATACGATGGAAAGGTGTTGTAAATCCGTCTTGAGGTTGCAATGTAGCTGGAGTAAGTCCCTGTTCTTGAGCAAGTAAAGCCATGACGGCTTTATAATCTAAAGACTTTTTAACTGCTTCGTTAGCTTTAAGTTCGTTCATTTTTTCTTAGCAGGAGGGAAGCCAACAGGTAGTGGTATTTGGGCACCCCTTGGCATAAATTTAGCCATTTGCACTTGATACTCTGCTAAAAACATACGTTGATTAAAAATCGCATTAGCTAAAGTTTGAGCAGCAGTTAAACCCATTATAGGGAGCGGCGATCCAGGTAGATTTAACTTTAAATATGAAGAATCTAAATCCGTAGGCATTGCAGCATCAGTAACATCTGGATTTCGTTTCGCAGCGTTATTATCTAGCAGTCCGAAACCAATCTGATTTTGAATATCTCCAGCACCAAAAGCTACTAAATTAGGAGATCCAATAGCTCCACCAGAAGTTCCTAAACCTTGAAGGAATGCATCTGCTTTTGCCGCTGGTTTACGCTTTTGTCTTGCCATTATAAGAAGTAACTTTTAAGCAGTGCTTACTATTTAATATTTTACTGTCAATAACTTCTGGAAACTCATAATCAAAAAAATGCCCTACCAAGCTTTTACACCAGGTAGAGCAACTTTTAAAATTACTTTATTCCATTACTAGGAGCTTCTGACGGAAGATCTCAGGGCTCTGCTGTGCAGCATTCAGATAGCGCCATGCATTCTGAGGATCTCTGTCGGCTGCACTTCCGAAGTTGTTCCAGAAGTCAGTTGGATTACCGCGTCTCTGAGGCTGTGGAGGAACAGGCATCTGAGGACGACTTGGAGCAGTAACGTTAGGCTGTCCAGTAACATTAGGCTGATTTGCAATTCTAGGAGCTCGAGCACCCTGAGGGGCAGCCGCTCTTGCCTGAGCTGTAGGAACAGGATAAGGGCCTTTAGGTCCAAAGAATGCACAAGTGTAGTCAGCGAGAATATCTGGATCAGTCAGCATACGCTCGTAAATTTTGTGCTCCTTAGAAAGCTCACCGAGAAGTCCAGCTGCTTCATTAAGCTTTGAATTGGTCGCTATAACAGCGTCTTCTAATTTACAAGAGTAGTCATTAAGAATCGCAGAGGAATCTGGACCGAAACGATCAATGACATGAATACTCTCAGGACTAACGCCGTTTGCGAGCAGCTGTTCGGTTGTTATCTCCTGTTGCGAAGTTTGGGAAGAGCTGCTGTAGGATCCCTGGTTGCTGTTGATCCCAGGCGTATAGGTCTGAGCTGCCTGGTTGACGTATGGGGTCGTTTGCTGGGAACTGTAGCTGGCCGGGTCTATTCCTTGTGTCTGAGGAGACTGTTGACCCTGGAACGGGAATTGGACTGGTGAACTCAGGAGGCCCACCACCTTGTTGAACGCTTCCTTGTAAGGACTCTCTTGTTGTTGGGGTGCCTGGGACACCTGGGGATACGATGCTGTAGGGGTTGATTGATAACCCTGGACGCCCATCTGGGCTTGCATTTGGGGCGCCGGTGCCGCCATCGGCTGGGAGGCTGCCACCCATTGGGGAGATGTTCCCACTACCGGTGCTTGCGCTGCGGTTTGCGCTACCGGAGCCGCGTAGCTGATCGGCTGGGTCTGGGATATTTGGGGTGCCGATTGGGTCGGCGCTACGGTAGCGTCCTGCATAAGTTACTTCCTTCTGAAGGGATTCGAGGGTTCTATATAAAAATGGGGTGAGATCAAGTCTCGGATCCGCAGCCATCGGTAAGTTCGGTTGCTGTGGATGTGGCGTTCTCATTTCCATATTGACTAAGTCAATGAGACTTGAGAAAGCCCTTTGTACTTCTCCAACTATTCTGAACGGATAACCGGAGAGCATTCCCGCGATTTCTTCATCAGTTTTAGAAGGAAATAAGTACTTCAGTGCTTCTATACTATCAACACCCAATTCTTGTAGGTTTCTACAGAACATAGATTGGTTTAATTTATCTTGTGCAGTATCTTCATAAACTGGCCCCATCCATCTCCATGTAACAGTTCTATCACCATCAGGAGCCAGTCCTACTACACCTGGAGGTAACTCTTTAAGTTCAATCGCCTCATTAATTGCGACTTGTAATTTCTTTTCATAGCGAGCTTTCTGTTTTACATACTTTTCATATTCAACTTCATCGTCAGGATCCTCAGGAGGTATTGGATATTTTATTCCGGCGTTATAAGCTAAAGACTTACGGAAAATCTGTTCTTCCTGGAAAATCATTAACTCAAAACACTTAGAAATACCATATGTATAAAGCTGTAAACACTTCTTCTTAGCTGTAGCACTAACTCGACCGTAAGCAGATTTAATCTCTGTTGCAGTTACATTAGTAATACTCAAATCGTCAATACCACCTAAAGCAAGTCTTATCTCACTTCTTAGCTGCTCTGAATAACGAGCCTGATCTGTACTTACTGCATTAGGAGTAATAAAACCAACACGATCTGTAGGTTCAAGATTCGCAATAACACGAGGAACACGATAACCACTACCTGGTTTTCCTATATAACCAGGCTGATTACGAGATGATGGATCTTGTTTAAAAGTAGAACTAGAAAGACTAAACTCAGATTGGAAACCAGATTGACTTGAAATGCTAGGACGTTGAACTGTATCATCTGAATTCTGCTCAATAATATCTTGTTTTGGTCGAGAAGAAAGTAAAGTTGGATTCCCAAAGAACGATAAATTTGCTCTAATATTTTTCACCATCTCATCATGAGCAAGTATCTGAGCAGATAACCACTCAAATTCACCAGCCCCGTCAGTACCAAATGCATCCGGATTGTTAAAAACTTCTACACATGGAATAAACTCCATGGTGTTGTCATAAACTTCTTTGTCGTAAGTAGTGAAATCAGTATTCTCGTTATTAAATGATATCTCTTGCTCACTATGAAACTCTTCAATTTCTTGTGGAGTTATACGCAATCGCATATACCGCTTATCAGTATTTAACCCAACACCTTTAAACCCTTTAGAAGACTTAACCTTATAAGGATAAATAATAACTACTTCTTCTAAATCACCCTCTGGAGTATAGTAAGTGCGATAAGCATCTTTATCAAACCAGTAGAGACGATAAGTTTTTTGTGTCGGACGAATATAAAAAAGACCTTTTCCATAAGATAAAAAACGATCCCATATCGAATCGAGTCTGGCATCTAATTTATTAAATTTTATGACTTGTTGAATAAAATCAAACCTTTGAGATCCAAAATTATCTTGTTCTGGATAAAACTCAACACCCTGACGTATCCCAAACATCTTCATCTGGGACAGATGAGCATTAATCAACATTGTGTCAGCTGACCCAGACCCATCGCGGTTGACTACCGCTTTAAGAAGTTCGTCAAGCTCAGACTTAGTAGTGCTATCGCTCATGAGTATTCAGTAATTAAACTATGCGTCAATGTTGTACCCAGCATGTAAACGTTTGAGTGTGATAACGTCATCCTCAACTTCAACATCGAATCGTTCGCTTGGCTGAATAGCCATATCATGACAAATTTCATCGGGAAGTGGAATAACAACAGAACCATAAGCATCCTGTTCAATCTCTAGAGTGTAATAGCTGGTTGACATTAGAAGGTGATCTTTCCAGTTTAAATCGTCAATACTCTAACTCTAGTTTTCCTTTAGACATTAGTCCATTACATAGCCATACCAAAGCATCTACACAATCATCATGAGAGCTGACTCCAAAATTAACTACCTCATCCTTTAACGCAGTGAATTTTCTATACTTATTAAAGATAATTCTCCTCTGTTCAAACAGACCCATAATTCCCCTAAACCTTGCAACTTTGTCCCCGCGAAATCCTTTGACTGCATGCCAAATCATATTGTAAAGACCGTGTTCTCCTAAGCAAATACGTTTAAAATCAGCTTCTAATGAAGCTTGATAAGCAACGGCTTCCGACCAGATATGAACAGCGTTCCCTGTTGCAAAATAATTTTTATTATCATGATGAATAATGCCCCACTCTTCCATCATTTCCATAAGACTCTCTAATTTCTCCAAGTTACCCATAATTCGCAATCTTTTACAATCAATAATATGAATCTTGTTTCCAACTCTTCCACCCATCACAAAGGCAGTAAAATCATTCTGTTCTCTGATACCTGCAGATAAATCAACCCCTACCCCCATAGCATCAAACTGAGTTGCTATTTCTCCTTTAACAATTAAATCAGGTGAAAGAGACAATTCACTAGTTTGAACAATCTGATTCTGATACTGAAAACTAAAGGCAATTGGAGCTTGTCTTCTCCGATCACGAAGATAGTCCAAAGACCACATATCTGGCCAATAAGATATTTCCTCCCCTTGTTTATCAACTGTAATAGCAGATTGAATAATCTGCACCCAATCATTTGCAGGAGTAAAAGTGCTGTTATGAATATCATCGTGGCGGAAGCGAGTTCCGAGACAAACTGCTCTACCGCCTTCAAACATCGTTGGAACAATGACCGCATTCCAGTTATCCTCCATTGCTTGACGAATATCCCTATTCTTTATATCATCTGCACTTTTGATCGCATCATCAATAATACATAAATGAGATCGTTTTGAAGTAACAGCGCCTTTTAAACCCGCACAACAAACACTGAATTCTTCTTCACCTGTAGATCGAATTCCAGCAAATTTCCAATCAATACTCCAGTATTCATTAGAATTAATGCCTTTAGCAATTTTTACTGTAGGAAAAATTTCTCTATAAATTTTACTCTCATCAATAATTCTCTTAATTGCGGCACTCTTTGGTCGTGCAACATCAACAGTATATGAAATATATAAAATCTTCAACGGCATCCTACGTAACGCATGAACACCAATTGACCAAGCTGTAAATAAACCAAGTACTGTTGACTTTGCCGAACCACGTGGAGCCAAAATATCTATATTTGGACCAGCAATACCAATTAAACAGGAGCTACTTTCCCCTGTACATAAATATTTATGCCACTGTATATGATGCTCAGCAGGAGGTTTATTACCAACCACATCACAAAAATATGCAAAGTCTTCACGAGCCCTCTCAATGTCAACAAGAGAGGTTTTTTTAACTACTTGCTGTTTAGCAGCAGCCCGTGCAGTACGTCGATAGACGCTATAAATACTTGTGCCTGCCATTGGCGTAGCATAGCGTGCTAACGCCTAAGATTCTTCTTGTAAAATTTTAGTCCAAACACCCATAGAAGCTTCAGATAATGGTCCTTCAATCGGATCATCCCTAAATATTGTTAACATCTCACGTAAAGCTCTATCTGCGCCAGCAAGAATCAACCCTTGTTTGTCAAGTAATACTTTCTCATCAGTCAACTGTTTAATTGTACCTCTTAATTCTTTCTGCAACATCGCAATCCTGGCAGTGCCCATATCTTGCTTCACCATACCCATTTGAATACCGTCTCTTAAGTTAGCAATATCTTGCTGCATTAGGTCAATTTCGGACTCTAAGACCTTTTGAAAATTACGTTTTTTAAATTTTTTCAACGCCCATTGATCACAATTCACAATGCTGCCAGTGAACCCGAGAAATCGAGCATACAAGTACATTTGAATCGGACTACGAGCTTGCTTACAAAAAGCGAGAAAAGCCTCCCGATCTTTAACGGTAAGACTTTTAAGCCATTCAATCATACACGAGCAGCGGAACGTGCTTGACTGTAATCCCTATCCTCCTTATAGCGACGGAATTGTTCTCTTTGCTCATCTGTACGACGAGTTTCCTTTCCAGTTTCCCTAGTCAATGCTCTAGCTTCTTGTCCTCTAGTACCTTCTAAACCCCTTTCTCCCGCATATCTTTCAGCTTGAGTTTGACGAGCCTGCGTTCCAGTTGTTTCCGTTAATCCCCTTTCTCCCGCATATCTTTCAGCTTGAGTTTGACGAGCCTGCGTTCCAGATTCGCCAACTACTGATCTTTCTCCTACATATCTCTCAGCCTGGGTTTGTCTCGTTTGCTCACCAGTTGTCTCAGTTAATCCCCTTTCTCCTGTATATCTCTCAGCTTGGGTTTGGCGAGTCTGTGCTCCAGTTTCCCCAACTACAGATCGTTCTCCTGCATACCTCTCGGCTTGAGTTTGACGAGTCTCTTCGCCACCAGTTCTTAATCCTTCTTTCTGAGTTAACCGTGTTTGTTCTCCAGTTGTCTCAGCTAATCCTCTTTCCCCTGCATATCTCTCTGCTTGAGTCTCTCGTGTTTGTGCTCCACCAACTCTTAATCCTTGCTCCTGAGTTAACCGTGTTTGCTCTCCAGTTGCTGCAGCTAATCCTCTTTCCCCTGCATATCTCTCTGCTTGAGTCTCTCGTGTTTGTGATCCGCCAAGTGTTAATCCTTCTGCTTGAGTTAATCGTGCTTGCTCTCCAGTTGCTGCAGTTAATCCCCTTTCTCCCATAAAGCGCTCAGCCTGAGTCACCCTACCTTCAGCAGCTTGAGTTTGCGCAGTTAATCGTGTTTGCTCACCAGTTGCTGCAGTTAAACCCCTTTCTCCCATAAAGCGCTCAGCTTGTGTCAGTCTCCCTTCAGCAGCTTGAGTTTGTGCAGTTAACCGGGTTTGTGCTCCAGTTGTCTCAGCTAGTCCCCTTTCTCCCAAAAACCTCTCAGCCTGAGTTTGCCTACCTTCCATCTGACGAACTGATTCAGATAAACGTTCCTGTTCACCAGTTGCACCAATATCTCCTCTCTGTCCCATAAAGCGCTCAGATTGAGTCTGCCTTTCCTGTGCAGCTTGAGCGGCAACAGTTGTCCGCTCTTCAGCAGCACGAGTTGCTTCAAATGTACGTTCCCCCAGGAACCTTTCAGCCTGAGTCTCCCGAGATTGATACCCTTCTTCAGCACGAGTTAGACGATCCTGTTGTCCAGTTGCACCAATCGATGCCCTCTCTCCCATGAACCTTTCAGATTGCAGTTGCCTATCTTGTGCAGCTGCCTGCTCCTGAGTTAATCGTGTCTGTTGTCCAGTTGTCGCAGCAGTTGTTCGAGTTTGGAATCCTTCTTCCGCTAAAGTAGCTCGAGCTTCCGTTCCTTTTGTTCCTTCTAAATCCTGATCCGCTAGACTAACTGTTTGATATTCATCTTTCCGATTAACACTTAACGCGTTTTCAAGATCTTTTTGCTGCTCTGTTGCAAATTGACTCATATCTTTATCGATATCAGCCGCAACCTGCATGTTATATCGAGCTTGATCAGCCGCAAGCTGATTCATCGCAACTTGATTTGTTAACTCAGGAGATACGTTGTATCGAACACCACCAATTTCATATTCATCATCACCCTCTCTTACAATCGTCGGTGCCCTTGGTTCGTCAGCCATATCCTTTAATTACCCTTTTCAAGCGAATATAGTATTAATTCTATCTGAGATAATTCTGCTGGAAATAAATTAAGCAGCGAGAGTGGTTGCTACAGGATAAAGATTAGTTGTTGGAAGACCTAAAGTACCAAATTGATTTGCAGCTAGTTGCTGATTTGCTATGCTATTCCGTCTCTTAGATACTGCATCAGCATACATATCAGCTATCTTTGCTTGGCCATAATCTGACTTAACAAAGTGATCCATCTGATTCACATCGAGAAGATGACCTTGATATGCAGCTGCGGCACCATATCTCTGTGCCATTGCTAAATATTGGGCCATCTTACGTTGATCGCCAATTTGCGCTACTTTTCCTAAACCGATCCCAGCTAAATTACCAAGAAACGAATTTTTTAGAAGATGGTCAGAGTAGGCCTTCTTACTTTCTAAAGGAGCATTTGGATTATAACTTTCATTAGGCATCCAGGGTTGTACTCTCTTTCTAGTGCCTCCTATAGTCCCAGGCGCAGCGAGATTTCCAAATTGACCTATCTCCGGGCCTGCGCTCCATCTCTGTCCACGCTTATCCAAGTCCCAAGTACCTCCCCAAAGTGCCCCAATTGGAAGTCTTCCACCTTTACTGAACATATCAAGAGAGCCTTGAAATCCTCTAACGAATGGATTCGTAGAAGCACTTGCATCAATATACCTATTTAATCCGTGATGAAAAACAGCATTCTCTGGCGTAGGAGCGTAGTAATTACCGGAAGCAGCATCAAGAAGAGCGTTTGGATTTGGAATATAAGGTAAATTCTGATTCTGATTTAGGTACTGTTGTCCAGTCGTAGGAGTTAAAGGATCCAGACTCCCAACATTTGTTCCTCTGTTTCTAATATTATTATTCATACTTTAGAAGTACCTAAACATATTGCGCTGAGACATGGCATTACCCATAGCTATACCAGCATTTTGTGCAATATTAAGCCCAGACTGTTGAGAATTGAGACTCATCTGCTTAGCCATATCAATATTAGCTTTGAGCTGTTCTGCAGCAGCTTGACGTTCTAATTCAGCTTTCGCAACTCTTTCTGTTTGACCATAAAGAGCATTACCTAAAGTATTAATAACTGATGCGTCAGCCTGGGCGCCTAGCACTCGACCTAGACGTTGTGCACTCCCTTGTCCACCTGGAGCTAACTGATACCATATACCACCGTCAGGTCCAACCATTCGAGCAACCGTGCCAGCAGGTAATCCACCTAATGGATCTTGATATGGACCAACCCCTTGTTGATTTAATAAATGTGCACCTGCACCTACAACATTCTGACCCGTATTAGCAGCTATATTACTAGCAGCAGAAGCAACCTCTGGTGTAACATCTCCTCCTCCCTGTCGGGATAATAAACCTATACCAGCTAAAGGTACTCCAACTTGAGCTAGATTTTGAGCTAGATGAGGATTCATACCAAGACGTGATAAAGCAGCTCCTGATTTAGCCATCGCCCAGTTTTGTCCTGGAAGAGGTGTTGCACCTACAAGACCACCAATGAGACCTCCTTTTAATCTATTTCCCAACCCACCATCAGATGTCATTGCTCCTAAACCGAAACCAAGTCCTCCTCGGACTTTTTCATTACCTAGAAGTCGTGCTCCTTTCTGTAACCAAGGTAGTGATTTTACGGTCCCTACTTGTGCAAGTCTAAGTAAGCTCATCTAACTAAATTCTAAATACTTATATTCAATTATTTTAAGTGCTCTAACTCTTCGCCAAAATCTCTTCTCTAGCTAGAGATACATAATTCCTCAAAACATTTAAATCAAGCATCAAAACTCCATCTACTTCATGTACAGCTTCAGGAATAATTTGTTGTACTTGTTGAGCAGAAAAACCAGCTCTTAATGATTGACTAGGATCCAATCCGGAACTATACCGAAATTGAATAGGTTCAAGTTGTTTTAACTTTTCAAGCGCACTCACGAATCTCTTTTACGAAGAATGCTATGTCAGCTAATGCATCATTAACTTCAGTATTTTCTAATGGTGCAATATCAGTCTTAAGACGAATATCACACATAGCTCCAATTGCAGCAGGCGCAACGGCCTTTACAAAATCACCAAACCATTCTCCAAAGGATACTGAAGGCTTCCAAGATGCTGTCGGACCAAGACTAAATGGTTTTTCCTCTGGCGTATATAGTCCACTAGTAGACGTCATGGGATCAGAATCAGAAAATGGAGTAAATCTCTGCGAAGCTCCACCGCCCTGTCCACCGAATAATCCGCTACCTCCTGGAATGAGATCCGGTCCACCGCCGCCACCGCCGCCGCCGCCAGAACTGCCGCCACCGCCGCCGCTTTGTTGTCTACGCCCTTGTGCAGCGTTATAAGCTGAGGACCAGGATGAATTCCCGGCGCCAATCGCGGCCCAGGGGGCGCTGGCTTGCGCAAGATCAGCCGCAGTCGGTGAGATGGCAAAAGGATTTCCACCACTGAACCCGCCAAAACCTCCTGGAGGGCTACTACCGAAACCTCCAGAAGCTGTTCCAATATTAACAGCTGTTCCAAAATCCATCGCTAACTAAGTACTTTCATTACTTATTTACTTATTATACGAGTACTCAAAGTTAGAAATATTGAGGCCGGTTGTTATACAATTTATCAACCATTGAATTAACATCATAAGCACCACCCCATGTGCCCTGCACTCCTGGTGTTCGAGCTTCTTGTCTAGCATCTTGTAATGCCATCTTATGTTTAAACTTTTGCTCTTCTAACTCATGTCGATATTGAGCAGCAACACGGGCAGATTCAACACTCGGATTGTAGTTATCATCATATCCACCACGTACAGGAGTAACAGGAGCTGCATAAACAGAACGAGGTTTACCTCCTTGAGCAAAACTATGCAAGAAAGCACCTGCTGCTAAAGGCGTTCCAATACCAATCGTTGTTCCAACAGCTCGAGCAGTATTTTCTGGATTGTCATAAAGCATCTGAGCCCACTCCATACCCGCTGGTGCGACAGGATCGTGCCCTAAACTTCCACGACCTGGCTCAGATGTATAAGGTGTTGACGTTCCTTTACTAACTCTAGCTGCATATTTTGGATCCCTTCCACTACCAGGTACTTCCCTAATAGTTGTTTCAAGAGATTCTTCTCCAGGATAGGGTGCTAGTGGATTTAAGAATGGATCTACTGGACGTGCATTCGCTAATTGTCGTCCACTTTTGCTATTCATTAAATAGCCACTATTTGCTTGTAGCCCTCTAGCATTGACCCCAGCTTCAATATCCGTTAGATGATCATAAACTGCACGAGCCGGTGCCTCAGCCACATTTGACCAATATCCTTGCATCACATCTCCTAACCACTTCCTACCTCTATTAAGTGCCTCACCACCAGTCGTAATTACATCAGGAGGAAGACTAGTTACAGCACTCATAACATTTTGTGGAGTAGGCTGGTGCCAAGCTTTCCCTATCTCTCTCCCAGCTCTAATTAGTTCTTCATTAACTAGTGGCATTAAACTGCTACTCCTTGACTTGGGAAGGTCCCTTCAACATTAGGATCTTTATCAGCATCCCCAGCTGCTGCTGGTTCTGAGAATATCCTACCAATAGTCGTAGGCCCACTAACAAAATCTAATGGATCCACTAAAAGAGACTTATAATAAGCATTATAAAACCTGTCTACGTCAGGAAAGTCAGGACGTTTTTCTAAACTAAATGCACCAACATTTGGATTAGGCCAACTCTCCTTAGCAAGAGCCATTAACTTCGTTTCTGCGAAATCTGATTCTCTAAATCCTTTCTCATCTGGTGTTATAAATGATCGTCCATCACGATGAAATTCATCATCTAAAGGTGGGTTAGTGTCAAGTAATTCTGCTTTCCATCCATAGCTACCCGTATTCGGATCTTTCGCAAAGTATGTATCTCTACTTAAAGCTCCTGCGTCTGCAAAAGGATTTACTGCAATCTTTTTATCACTAGAGGTAAGAGTCTCATTCTTACTTTTAGCAGCATCTGTAAAAGCTGCAAGATTATCAACGAGTTGTACGCCAGGCATAACTATACCTCCCACCAAAGAGGAGTTTCTTCCGCTGCTGTTGAAACACGTTCAGCATAAGCAGAAACAGGCAAAGATTCATCTCTTAGCCCATCTATACCACCAATTGGCATCATAAATTCAGTATGGTCACCTAGAACTACTTTATCGCCAGGGAGCTTTGGTTCCGCAGAGTTATACATCATCCCGATTTGCGATACGGCCACCAAGTCTTTTAGCTTCTTCTTTAGCTTCAAACGCTGCAATTTCCTCTGGGGTAAGCTGCTCAGTAGCACCTTGAACATATCTACCAAGTATTTGTAGTGGATTCATAGGTTCAGCATCATCAGGTGATTGATACTGTATCGCACCAGAACCACTACCCGCGTAGCCAGTGCTCCCACCACCTGCTCCTCTCTTTCCAGTTTCCCAATTAATTCCTGTTGTTCGTCTATCAACCTTTGCTGCTCTATCATCCTGGAAAAATTCAGAGTTACGATCTCTTAGTCCCGCACGGAATTCTGCTTTCTCCCTAACAGAAGGTCTCTTTCCACCAGCCCAAGTTCTGACATTGACTGGCTCCCGATAAGCACCTGTCGTTCCAATATCAGTCCGTATCCAATCATCATCAGGTGTCAATGAACCTGGCTGATTCTCCATAGCAGCTAAGACCACCTGATCTTTAGCTCTTTGAATAAGACGTGAAGGAGCATTATCCTGCTCAAGAGGACCAATATCAGGATGATCATTAAGCCGTCTTCCAGGAACTACAACCCCTGTTTCCCTAGTCGTTGGTAAAACAGATTCTGAAATTGCTCTTACTTTTGCATCGATATTAAACTGTTGATCTGCTGATGTTTGTAAAGCAGCTAAATTACGCTGAATACCATCTAAAGCATTATCTAACCCAGGGGATATTACATTACGATTGAATTCCCTACCAGCAGGTACCAACACATTCGTATGGTAACCAGTTACAGCAGTACCTAATCTTCTACCACCAGGAACTAAAACATTTTCATGGAACTGTCGGCCCCCTGGAACTAAAACATTTCCATGGAATCCAGCAGCAGCTCTACCAGCTGGGACAAGAACCCGATTATGGAATGGAGCAACAGCTTTACCTGCTTTTATTCCAACTTTAGCTAAATCTTTCGCTGCACCTCCTACAAGTAATCCAGCACCTAAACCTATTCCTTCTGCAGCTGTAACTCCACCAGCATTCACAAGATCTGCAACAAGTGGATGTGAACTCAGAAAACTAGAGCCTGCCTGAGCGATTGTTGGTATAACTTGACCAGTATAAGGAATATTCCAACCGCCAACACTTCCTATCGCATCTCTAACTTGACCTAATGGGCCAGTTACAGCACTAACTCCAGGAAGATTAAAGATGCCTTGAGTAGCCCCCGGATTAAATCCACTCCCAACAGCTCTTCCACCTTGGGGACCTAATCCTAGACCTCTACCTGCAATCATGAGTCCAAGATCACGAGCAGCTGCTTTCTCTTTTTGAGCACCAAAAGGCTCTTGATTTATTCTTCGAATAAGAGTTCCTGTATCCTGCCGCGCTCTATCTCCAGCTCTGGCTAAAGCTCTACCAAAAGCCCCTTTAGGTTGTGCGGAAACAGTTCCTTCAACTCTTTGTACCGCTGGATCATCTGCAGGAACAACGGTAGGCTGTGTAACCTCGTCTACAAAATCATCGACTCTACCCACTACATCTTTTCTGCCAGTAAGAGCTTTCTGCCCAGCTTGAGGAGGCACGCCACTTACGTAGTCATTATAAGTTTGATTAGAACCAGTACCAACTCTCTCATCCTCCCATGGATCGTCAAGAATCTGAGGTGGATTCTTAGACTGGGGTGGAGGAGATGGATTCTTAGACTGGGGTGGAGGAGATGATGGTGGTGGAGATGATGGTGGTGGAGATGACTGTCGTCTCTCATAAAAATCGTCTGTACCAATAGCTCGTTGAGTTGAATCGTCAGCAATCCTGTTCGACTGACGACTGTAATAACCTTGCTTTGGTAAATCTTCATGCGATCTCTCTTCCAAAGGTTGTCCTTCGTCATAATCCATAATCCAATGCTCGTTTCGAGCAAGCCAGTTATCAACATCATTTCTAATTGGACTTTGATCAACTATTTGAACACTTCCATCAGGATTTGAAGGTAATGCGTCCCCTATTACCTGAGTAACCCCTTCTTTAGGAATAAAAGGACTTCTTTCAGTTCCAGTTCTAGTTTTAGCAATAAAAGGAGCTCTGTCAGCGACTTCATTAGCTATTGCACCCACCCCAGATGCTACCTCCTCTACCTCCTCAGGATAGAAAGGTGCCCTTTTAATAGCACCAGCTACATTCTCTACTGCCTGTGCTGCTTGACCAACACCTTTTTTATTAAAACCACCCGCTAAAGCGTTAGCAGCAACTAATGCACCCCCAACAGTAGCCGCTTTACTTAGAAAATCTGCTCCTTGCTGTATAAAAGTTGGTTCTGACTGCTGATAACCTCTATTTTGGACAAAATTATAGACCTCAGGGGTCATTTGCATCCGTTCTTGCGGATTTCTAGGGATTGGACGACCTGTTGTACGCGAATATAACTCAAAATCAGCAGGAGAGGCTAACACTTTACTCAAAAACTACAGATATAAACCTAATTTTAAGGCGAGTACATTTGCTAAACCCCTTAGCCCCCTACCTCCTCTTAAAAATAGCCAATTTTGGGAAAAAAAAATTTGAGGTGTCTGGCGCAGCCCGGGTAGGATTGCAAGTTTTAACAAAAAAAAGAAACTATATGTAACAATCAGACACATGTGCCGCTGTCAAGGGCGCGTTACACTTTGAAACACTCCGACACAGTGGAATGCTGAGTATTTATACCTATATCTACTGAAAGTAGTAGTACAAACGAACCACGAGCACAAATAGCAGTACAAATACACCACGATGAGTAGTAGTTGTTATTTTTTCGCATTTTTATCTGTAAATGTGGCTTATACCCTGTGTTGCAACTAGAATTAAACGTTTTTCATGCTTTACATAGGTTAATAGTTGGTCCTGCGTATCTGCATTAGACACAGTTACGCAAGATTGAGGCAAATTCTCAATAATTTCTTCTTGTTGAGAATGAATCTGATGTTTATTGATAATGATTCTCAACAGTAGCTGCTGCTTATTGCAAATGATTCTCAATAAGGAAGCTGCTGCATTGTGCCTCAAGTAGGTATTATTGCTTAGAGTGCTGAATAGGGTCAAATTAGGGCCGAAATAGGTCTTTTTACCCACTTATACCGTTGGTTTTGCGCCATGTTTTCCGGATTACAAGGGTCAGGGCTGCCAGATCTACAGATACAAGGATAGAATCCTGTCGTACCAAGGGCGGCAGAGCATGTGGAAATTCGATTGGCTAGATATTGCACACCTTAGAGCAGAATTACATCATTTTGTTAAGCTTATGGAAGTTGGTCATTGCTTCCATAAGGCCGCAGTTCTACAATTGCCAGCAAGCACGCACACCGCAGCCAATGAACCTTACAGAGTTTAGAAAGACCTATAAGCTCAACTCTTCAAACTTCCTAACCTTGACTAATCCAAAGGTCTTGAAGTCTGACAAGATCGCACCAACTGCTGTCTTGATGCTTAAGCCAACTGCCCTTGCATGTCCCGCCGCTGGCTCATGCCGCAAGATCTGCCTAAACACTGCGGGTAATCCAATTTATTTGAAAGGCAAGATTGCATGTAGAACTAGAAGAGATAAGGCACTAAGAGAAGAGACAAACACTTTCTACAATATGTTAATCATTGAACTTTTAAGGTTCTATTCAAAGCATAGAGAACATGAGCAACTAGGTGCAAGGCTTAACGGTGTTTCAGACTATGCATGGGAAAAGGATTTTATAGATCCTTTATATAGTATCCCTTCAAGTGTCAATGTAACTGCTGAGACTGTCACCACAGTCAAGAAACAATTTAATATTTCAATCTTTCAAGGCGAAATAAATATCATTGAAGCTATTTTGTGCGCTTTAGATGATGAGACAGGCCATAAGATAGGCCGCAAGCTTAGATTCTATGACTATACAAAGCGAATTGATAGAGATTTTGAACAGTGCAAGGCTCTTGATTATCATTTGACATTAAGCCACGGCTCAAAGTTTGATACTTTAGCTAAAGCGGAAGAGCTTGGTTTAAACTATGCCGCTGCATTCATTAATAAACTACCTGAGACATTTATCTATAAGGGCAAAGAATACACAGTTATAAATGGAGACCTTACAGACTGGAGACCTAGCGATAAATCAGACAAGACATATATCGTAGGACTAGTAATGAAGCTAACGCCAGGGCAAACAGACACCGACCGCCAAGCATTCTGCATTAATGGCGTAACAACTAAAGAACTAGTGAGAGCTTAAACATGAACTATACCCACAAAATCAGCTTTGAAGAGGCGCAGGAACTCCCAGACCTGATGCCAACAGAGGAGCAAGAGGAACGGGACCAATACGAGTGGGACAGCTATCTAGCTTCAATCCCTACACCCTACGAAAGGAACCGCTAATGGAAACCATTAAAACCACTAGAGAACCATTAAAGAATGGTTATTGGTTACATACATCCTATTACAAGGATGGATCAACCCATAGTTTCAAATTTATTAAATACTGGCACCCTTACGAGTTACGCCACACTTTCAGAGACTATGCGGCAAATTCTCCTAAGTCTTACATCCGATTAGGTCAGAAATTAAACTCTATCGGGTTATGTATAGGTGATAACTATACAGACACATTAAAAGAGGTCTTAGATGGCATAGAAAGATTTATTTCTATGAATGCTAAGCCATTTAGAAACGATGCCATAGACATAGACAAACGCACATTAAAACAGATCTATGACACTGCTAAGAACTTCAGAAACTACTTGGAGGATTAACCATGACGACACCTAATGACACTCTTAAAGAAGACATTCTCGAAGCTCTTCTCAGTGATAAAGACTTTCAACATCAATTGATCATGGGTAAATATGGCTACCACCCCGACGAAGTAACAGCCAGAGTCAACACCAAAATTGACGAGCTTATTCAATCGTCTTAACAATTTCTTAAGCATTGCAACCAACAAGATCATGCCCTCACTCACCTTTATTAGTCCTAGTGGCAAGTCATCTGCCGAAGACCTGGCAAAGATAGCCTATAAGACTATCCACCAGGGCACGCCAGTACCTAAGCAACAGCAGGAACCAAAGCGCCGCCTATGGGTTACGCTCCCAAATGGTCGCAGAGCCTCAGTGCTTACTCGCAAGAATTACCGCTATGCAGTAGTTGCGAGCGCAGGGCATTGCACCAAAGCAGCCTCATATTTTCTAGAAGGTGAAAGAGTCAAAGCACAGCGGCGGGCGAATTACTACACAAAGAGACCAAACACGGGCGGCCAGTTCGTAGTTTTAACAGTTGATGAGGGGGAGGGGGTATAAATGCTTAGTCCTAAGCATGACTTGAAACTGCCATGCACACTTGCTACTTGCCATCATGACAAAACCTTATGAAAACATTGAACAACTAAACGAAGACAAAGAAGCCCAGACCGAACAAGTCATTGATAGACGCCAAGCGCAACGCGAACGGGATGAGTATAGCTGGCGTTGTGGATATGACTACATGCACGAGGGTGCACTAGGTGACTTCTAGGGGGAGGGGGTATAAATGACTAACCAAAGAATAATTGATCGCCTAATGCAACTCGATCTCAATAAACATAAAGACTACATAGTCAATGAACTTGTTTATTGGGTGTGGAGACACGGCAGCAGGGAAGACATCCTAAGACTTGCAGAACTCGACCTCGAAGAAGAGAAGAACGTAAAGGAAGAGGAGGGGGAGGGGGTATAAATGCTATGTAACTAAAGATCTAGGAATCATTGACAGCACTTGGCTATTCCTTACCATTTGAATTGTTATGTACACACCAATGCAACAATCTAATCAAAAGCTCTCTAACCTCATCAAAACTACACCACACGAGGCAGATAGAGCAGCTCAATCTGTTGAATCTACCTTGGCTAAGCGGATCAAACAGAAGATAGCAAGAAGTCAGGCCAAACGTGAAATTCAAGAGCACCGCTGGTCATGATTAATAGATCGTTACTCTCACCCGCACTGTACTTCTCAAGTGGGGTATTAATCATTGCATTTACACTATTCCTGATTACCACCAAAGAGACATCAGGGTATCGGAACCTAGAAGAACGGCAACTAACAATGGAGGCTATCTTGTCATGAAACGGTCCTATCAACAAGTAATGCTAATAGGTGGGGCACCCGCCGAGCGGTGGGCCATCACTCACTATTACTTAAAGGAGATGCTAAAGCATCAACAGAAGGCAGGTCTAGTCGACTTTGAATTGAAGAGAGCAGTGAAATGGATAGATAAGGATGTATTAGCAAAGCAGGGGGAGGGGGTATGAATGACCTCGATGAACTAACACCCGAACAAAAGAGAGCTACTGCACTATTAGTAGGTGAGGAGATAGCTCTGTGCATTCATGCATTAGGAACAACATCAAAATTTCTCTCACCAAGAGACGGACCTACGCAGACAACCCAAGCGAGTCTATGCGCCAAGTTGAAAAACATCCTAGACAATCCAGGTAAAGAACATCCATTTGCAAAACCAAGAGTCATGCCGTGGCTCAAAGAACTATGACCAATAGACAACTCAAAGAGAAACTATCTAAGCTCTCTGATGAACAATTAGATCAACCCTGTACTTTATATGACACTGTTTATGGTAGTCATCTTAAGGTAAAGGACGTCATTTATGCCGATGAGGAGGATCTAATGCCAAAAGGCTTCCCTCTTATCTCTTACTGACCCCGCCACCACTGCCAAAGCCCTGGAACTGTTATGGATCATCCTGAACTAAATACTAATTTCCTCAATGTATTACGTGAAGAGGCAGAGGTAGCGTTGAAGAATGGGGACAAAGAGACAGCGCAAGCACTCTATAAGTCTCTAATTCGCCTGTCGTTTCCAGTAGTTGAAGCCGAAGTCAAGGAGAACCCTGAGATCATTGTAGCCATCATGGCAGAAGCATGTCAGGAAGGCACAGCAGGGCAAGCCGCACAAATAGTTCTCGATCACTTGCACAAGAAAGGACTGGTCAAATGACGCCGACAAAAGAACTCAAAGCAAAGCTTCAACCTCTCTTTACTGAGAACAATTCTCAATTAATTTGTGAAGCTTGGGACATCAATCCCGATGAATTAGAGAACTATATCTGTATCAATTCATTAACCACATCTAGTCAAGCATCAACCCTCGAAACTATAGTAAACACAGGCGCACCAAACGGATTCAACCCCCAAAGGAGTCGCCATCACCACAATCTAACCAGCTTTGGTTAAAACTATGCACACCGACCCTACCACTTCCGAAACCGAGATCGAAGATCTTCTAAACAAACTCAAAAGACAGGGCTACGAAGTTAAAGACACAGATAGCCCAACCATCCCAGTTGAGAACTTTGTAAAGCCAGGACTAAGACAGAATCTGCCACCAACAGTAGAAGGTAAGACGACTCAACCTGGCACTCAAGAAATAGATCCTATTGAGCATAATTACTCACTACTAAGGCAACTTAGAGATCTAACCGACGAGATCAATGCTTGCCAGACAATTGTCGATTCAATTAAGAGCGAGCTTAAGCCACAACTCATCGCACAGAAAGAGGAGGAACCTGATCAAACTGCCTCAATTTGGGACGAAGGAAAGAACAAGAGAGTTCTGTTACGTGTATCCAACAGTTATGAGCATCCACAAGACTTACAAAAGAGTAAAGAGAAGCTACAGAAGAAATTAGATGTTCTTAAAGGACAAGAGCAACGTTCCATAAAGGCAGCCACCTCTACCATTATCAAAACCAACTACTCAGTGGTGTATCAATGAGCGTAACCGATCTCAAATACCAACGCCATCGGAATCTAATCCTAGATTTTGTGAAAGGCACAGCCAATCAAGAGGACACACAAACTCTCCTCTCAGAAGCATTTGCTTATCCCGATGCAACGATCTGGAGTAAGCACGAACTGAGTAACCATCTTGCGGATTACTACAAACTCCAACCAACCCAGATAGAGGATTTTATGTCTAACTGTCCAATGGACATCAGAGATAGCAAGGAGCATTTAAAAACGCCAATGCCAGTCTTTGAAGGTAAGGACAGCGAGCAAGCTAAGCAACATCAAAATTGCAATCTGGAAGCTCGCTATCACCTGAAGAAAGTTAAGAGCGCACTAAACTCAGGGGCGTTATTCCCAAAAAACTACGAGACAATGGAGGGCTTTTACCAGGCCTTCGAGCAACGACGGAAAATAGAGGAGTGTTATATGCATATCGAAAGGTTTCTAGAGCTGGACATAGAGAATACAGATCTCTATCTCAATCAACAGAAATGACTCAGCTTTATAGAGTCACTTGCAAAAGATGTAATCACACGGAGATGATGGCAGATCTTGCATGGGGGATTAAATACTGTCCCTATTGCAACTCACCAGGCGATCGCTCGGATTACTACATCAATCGGAAAAGATTCTCTCGACTTCGAAAGAGAATATCAAAACTCCGGCAAGTCCTAAGAAGCATTTGGCTCTTTGGACTCTAACCTCTAACCACACACACACCCACCTACCAAAGTCATGATTAAAGCTAGTAAGCACAGCATCTCTATCCCTCTTACGGATAAACAACATGATTTGTTTAGACGTATTGCAAAAGCAGATCGTAGAAAATTAGACGATTTATATCGTCTTATTTTTGCTTGCGGTCTTGAATTTTATTGGTGCGAAGATACATTCTCATTTAAGAAAAGAGATGACGAACTAACTAATGAAGAGAGAAAACAAATAGCTAAGAATAAGGAGATCAAAAAAGGGCTACGAAAAACTGAGGGTAAAGAACTATATGAATTGTCAGATGAAGAGGAGAAAAAATTAGGGTATAAAGAGGTTTGTATGTACCATCGTGGTGGTGGTTATCCCTCAGATTATGATCAGACTAATGAAACGAATCCAAATCTTTGTTATGTCTTAAGTAAAGAAATAACAGAGCCTCTTCTTGATAAGGAGGAAGACTCATGACTACAAAATTTCCAGGAATAACCTTTATTAAGTGTAGAGAGAAACTAGGTTTAAGACTAAGAAGAGAACCAAATTTTGATAGATCTTTAACTACATCCGACCTGCTTTGGGACAAACCAGAAGACCAAGAAAAACTTAGAAGAATAATTAGCAATTCAATAAATGAAACAGAATGGAAACCACATAATGCTATGTGTATGAAAAGGCTATATATAAATTTGTACAGCAAACTAGGTAAGAATAAAGGACTTCAAGAAACATACAAACATATAAACCCAACTGATCTATTTGAAGACAGATTACCAGAACAACAACGTGCAATTGACTATGTAGTGCCTAAAGACGATGCAATACTTACAGAACTCCGTCTAATTAGAAACTACCTAGAGAAGTTAACACTACTACAGGAGGTGAAGTAATGGAACAACCTAAATATGTCTACATCGTTTACATCCCTTATAGCAGAGCAACAGAAGGTCCAATCATAGGTAACCCGTGTCTATCCAAGGAAGCTGCTGCTGAGGAAGTCCTTCGCCTACTAAGCATAGAGGATACCGAGACAGTCATCACGGAAAGGCGACATCACAGAGGCGAAGAGATGGCACAACTGCCAGTCAAGGAAGTGGAGTCTAATGAAATAGCAGATATAGCTGCTACACGAAAGAAACTAGAAAAGCTGGAACTTGCAGATGAATTAGTCAACCACCCACCCACTACCAAGGAGGCAAAACAATGACTGATGAAATGAACAAACATTCCAAGTTCATTCAAAACTTAGGTCTCTCAACTGATGAGACTTTAAGAATTGCTATCGAACTTATCGGGTTGCTCAATAAACGTGCCGAACTGGTTCTAGACAAACTTATTGAAGTAAAAGATCTTGAAGGAGTCTCTCCTGGTGACTTCGTAAACGTGACAAATTTATTATCCGTCACTGATTCAGCTCTAATGATTCTAATCAAAAGTCTCCCCAGAGAACTTCTTGATGACTTCGATAAAAATCTCTTCCCATTAGAACTATGGAGAGAATCAGTAAAAGAGATAACAGAAGAACAAACTCAACCAAAAGGAGAATGAAGCAATGACTGAACTCAACAACATCATCGAATCATTAAAGCTAGAAACACATCAAGTTGAACGACTCCTCAAGCTTGTAGAGGGTGAGATCAATAACACCTTCCAAGACTGGTATATGACGAACAAAGGATTAATGCCAAGTGGTGTTCTAGCTATCAGATCAGAGCTCTATGATCTAGCCTCACAATTAACCAAATCACTACATGATAATGCTGGTGGTTTACCTCTTTTAAGAGAAAAAGAAATGGCACCAGAAGATTATTCGACGGGGCCAAAATCATGATTGAAACCCATCCTGATTTCCAAGATCGCATTGAAGATATAAACCAAGAGGATGCAAACACTATCCAAGACATGATCCAAACCTATAGAGAGATGGAGGAAGAAAAGTATCCAAATCACCCACCTTCGGAAATCTTCACGCGAACCCAACACCGAATATTTACCATGTTCGACGTCATTTCTATCAAACATAGGAGGCACCCATGACTAACACAAGAGGAACAGTTGCTCAGAAGAATACGCGGGTTGAAAGAGCCGCAGAACTTCTCGATCAATCACTATCAATCCGGTCTGAAGTCGTACAAGAAATAGCTAAAGAATATAGAGTCTCGATACAACAAGCTAGAGCAGATATAAGAGAAGCTGAAAAAGTATTAGCCCCAACCTTCGATTTACAAGAAGCTCGATATAAATGGCAAGAAATTGATAATGATTTAAAGCTCTGTACCGTTAGAAGTTTAGAAGAAGGGAACTTAAATGCCGCTGTTGGATCCACTAAAGCGAGAGTGAATCACTATAAACAAATTAACAAGATCGACCCAAGTGCTACATGGGATAGAGAATTAACCGCAGCTTTCTGCGATGATTCTTATCCACCTAATCCGAATAAAAAGATCCCAACAGAGAGACTATCAGAAAGAACGAAGAAGGAACCTTTTAAACCTAAAACCTCAGCACGAAAATATGACATCAATTCAGTAGACTACATTCCTTTCTAACTATGCTCTTACCTGTTCTCTCAACTGCATTAGCCATACTTATATATGGCACCTGCTTGTACGCCATGTATAAGCACTTCAGCAACAGAATCCCTTCCTAATCCATGGCAAAGCTTAACCATGATATCCCGCCAGAACACTGGCGAGCAATTGTTCCCTTCTTACACCATCACATAGGACACATGGAACCATCGCCCCTAGAACCTGATCCTAGAAGAGTCCTCAAACATCTAGAGGAAGCTATCAGAGAACAGTTCCCTGAAGAAAAGGCTGTTCGATGCTTTATAGACAGTCACGAAGTTGACTGTGCAGTATTTAAGAAGGACACACCATGACAATAGTCCAGCTATCAAAAGAGGAAGCTGAATGTGCATATGACTTATGTGTACATTCTCTTTATCAATTACCTGCAACTGAACAAAAGAAAATTGAAACGTATCCAGCCTTTCAAATCCTTCAGAAATTAAGACCTGAGTTTCTACTCTCTCAAAGTCTATTCTGGAAGAGCTAACCAAGGGGCGGAGCAGGATACACATGGATCCGTAAACATCGCTGCCCTAGAGAAAGAAGAGTTACTGGTCGGACCAACTGGTAACAGAATCCCTTCAATCTCTAAGTAAACTCGGGTTCCCATCGAGGAGTATTGAGGGTTCCGGAGGTCGATTCCCCCATCGATCTTTATCAGCTCAACAACTAAGCATGTTCTCGTAAGACCCCAAAAAACCACTCACCAACATTTAGCACCATGAAAACACCCAGATTCAAAATCAATGACAAAGTAGCAGAGAAGGACAGAGGTCTATCATTTAAAAGTCCTAATCAAAAGTATGGAAGTTCACTAAGAGAAGGAATCATTATCAACTGCACTACAAAGAAAAATAAAGTAGGAAGTGCCTACTTTTATTATGACGTGCTGTGGAATGGCAGTAAGAAACCTCAAGAAGTAGCACAACTACGTTTAAAGCCAATCACACAGGAGAACTAAGCCATGACTAAAGAAAATGCAATCCCCCAAGCCTTCCAAATAGGAGACTACGTATCAAAGAAGACGAGTGCTAAATATCTTGGTGCAAAAAAAGCGTTTTCTCCTCTTAAAGGAACAGTTGTAGACACAAGAGTAAAGCACATAAAGACAAAGAAGGGTTCAAAAAGACAAAGAGTTTATGACGTAATTTTTGAAAAGAGAAGCACAGCGCCAGAAAAAGATGTAGCATCACACATGCTACAAAAAATTGAAAGACCTACACGTCAGAGCTAACACATGAAAGTTTATCGTCCTTGCCTTGGATGCGGAAGTAAAAACACAAAAGTCACAGCTACACAACAAACAAATGGGGTTGAAATTAGCCGTTATATACGATGTTTAGATTGTCATTTTCGTTTTCGTTCTAGAGAACAAAGTACAACTGAATCTAAAAGAGCATCAGGAAGCTTTTCTTTAAATACACATCAAATTAATCAAGTAGGATTTAATACTCCTCCTTTATCAATAGACAGATGGGCAGAAATTTATAATGTCTCCACTAGCACAATTACTAAAGCTAAAAATCGATTTTTAAGAAGAGAAAATGCCTTATAAATTAGTAATTCGAGACTTCTTTGAACACTTTGATAAAGGGTGTCCTTATCACTGCTCCAGTATGGCTGAACTCCAAGAGGCAATCGATAAAGTAGACCCAACGATCCTACAAAGCGATGCTGAATGGTTCTTTACATGGTCACAAAGTGGCAAACGAGAGTAAGCTATACAAACAACTTTAAAAGATTAATATTGACTAAACAAAATACAAAATCACCTATTCTTCCTGGTAATACCGTTATAGTTTCAGATGTAACCTCTATCTATAATAGTTACCAAGGTTTTGTTCAACGAATTAGTGGAAACCGTGCTGCTATTCTCTTTGATTATGATCCTTGGGAAAAACTAATCACCATTCCCATTAAGAATTTAAAAAAACAGTAATGTCTAAAAAAACTTACGAAGAAGAACTTCAATACTATATGTCTATGTCTATTCCAGAGCAGATCGAAAACCTAAAAACTTTAGGAAAAGAATTAGATGAAAGATTAAAAAAACTTATCAATCAGCTAGATCAGTAGCAATTTACTTTCGTTTTAGCCGATTTACTTTCGTTTAGGAGGAACCCCCTGTCTTTACAAAATCACATAGAGAGACCAAAGAAAGAATGGACTGATAAAGAGTGGCTACAAGAAGCACATATAATGGTCCACTCTCCTTGGATCACTGACGAAGACAGAGAATACTGGCGATCTAAAATTACAGAACTGACAGATCACGAAAAAACCTTCAGTTAATCACTGGAGGTTTTACTGTCAGTCTCCTTCTTATCTCGTTCCATTTGTTTCACTAAAGTCGCAATAGCAGCATCAACACCAGCCATACGCTGTTCCAAACGATCACGCCAAAAGTTAAGCATCTTTAATCGCCATTTCTGATGCTCTTCAGGACTCATCCTCGACTTAGCACATAACATTGAACCGCTCTCAATCTTGAGTTATTACCCTAATTTTAAACGAAAGATTAACTCCTTATAAAGTACCCACACCTAATAAGTATTTTCGTATGTCTGACCCACTCTCACTAGATTCTACACAGGAAACAAGACTAGTCGTTCAAGCACTCAAAATCGAACGCCTAGAAGAAAAACAAGACGAATTAAGAGAACGTCTAAAAGTTGTAGAGAAATGGGTTATCGGAGCCGCAGCAGTCTTAGCCGCTGGAGTTACTCTTATAGGTTTTGCTACGAACATTAGCAAGGCATATCTCTAATGAACTTTTTAGCAGCAGCTAATATTGATCTCGCCCAGGCCTGGAGTATGTCATGGGGGGAGGGGGTACAATTCATCCTTGTCTTGGTAGTCCTATATTGGTTAAAGAAAAGAATCGATCTGTCATTTGCTAAAAAAGCTGCTAACACTACTATTTATAAAGTAAAGATTGTCAATGATTCCCATTCCAATATTTGAAACAATTATGTTAATTATGGGCGTAGCTTGGCTATGGATACTAATATTAGGCGCAACTGATGACGATGATGACGGAACTGGCTATGGCTACTGAAGCTACACTAAGTGCAAGAGGTAAAACTGCTGCCTTCCTAAATAAAATCTCAACTCCTTACATACCAGTGACTGAACCAACTCCTGAAAAGCCTAAACTAATAACCCGTCAAGAATATTGGGAAGACGCAAAGAAAAGATGGGAAATTCATACCAACGAGATTAAAGATCTGATCAATGATTGCAAATGGATCATCGAGAAAATTAAACCTTATGTACAAAAAGTAGTATCTGTAGTTAAACCCTATATAGATAAAGTAGTAGCTTGGGTACAAGATATATTCAACCCGGATAAAAAGAAAACAAATTGATCCTGCGCCACAACCAAAGACTATATATACAATAGCTATTATTAAAGAATAGTTAGATAAAAAACAATGACAGCAGAAAATATCGAGTGGGATCCTAATGCGTATGACCCAGAAGGAAATGTAATTAAAGACAAAGCCTACTGGAAAAGGAGCGCAGAAAATGCAGCTAGAGCTGCGAATAGAGAGGCTAGCCGAGATCATAGAAAAGACGCTCGAGCACTAAGATCAAAAGATAGAAGTATATCTATGCAAAAAGGTAGAGGAAGAGAAAGCGTAGATAAACGAGATAAAAACGCACATGACTTTTTAAAAAATTATAAAAATCGTCCTATCTTTAAAAACTAATAATAAGAAACCTATAATAGATAAATAAATAGCAAGCAACCAGGTAAAAATGAATCCTCAACCTGAGAGAACTACACGGCAAGGTAAAGCTAAACAACTGCTAGGCGATGCCGCAAATATAGTAAAACTTAAAGAACTAGTAGCTCAGGGTGAGCAAAGATACATACCTCAGCAATCCCAAAGAAGACCCACCGCAAGGAGATAAATGGTTAGAGACAACTTTGACGACATATCAGAAGAAGCGGAACTGCGCCGAACAAAAGATTATTACTCAGAGGAGTACCCAGCAGGACCACACCCTACAGGACGCCGCGCCGCAGGGCCACGGCCAACAAGACCGAACTCAGCAGAACTGCACTCAGCAGAAATGAGTCAAGCAGGAATGTTGCAATCGGGAGAAAACCCTGTTGGCGGTAGATTATATGAATATGTTGAACCAAAGTCGTTCCTCGACCGACATTCACATATGTACGACGCGTTGATAAAAAGTTTTGGAGGATACGAAGATGATGCAAGAGAATCTTTTTGGGCAAATCTCCCAGAAGAAAAACGAGCAGAGCTTTTATATCATGCCAGAAGTGGGATGGATCCTTACTCCCTGTATCTGAGTCCTAAAAGGGCATGAATAAGTCTTAAAGTTAGAATAAATAAATAGTAATCAATACAAATAAAGATGCAATATGCACTCCCTTCCGACGAAGAAAGGTTAGCAATGCTGACTGGAACTGGAATGTATGGAGGTGGCACTAGTCAAAGTATGCCAACTGGTAATAGTGGTGGTGGATACTATTCACAATATCAAGATCCACCAAAACGAAACTATGGCAATTGGCAAGATGCAATGACTATAGCCGAAATGCGAACTATAGGTGATGACATATTAGACGAAGAAGGTAACCCCACAGGAAAAAAAGTTTACGGAGACTGGAGAACTATGCCTGTCCCTAAACAAAAACCTTGGAGTCCAAAAGGTACTGATGAACCTCGATACGCAGGCAGTGGAGGAGGTATCTCTGGAATCCCAGGTGGCGGACGCGGACTCTCCTCTGATGAAGATAGGTATGCAATGCTAACTGGACGCGGCCCCACATCGGAATATGATAGTTCTAATTACGGACCCTCCTCTGATGAAGATAGGTATGCACTATTGACTGGACGCGGCTCCACATCAGGAGATGACATGGCTTGGTCTGGCGGATCAAGAGACTTTGACGAAAGCACAGGAACCTATCGTCCCGGATATAGAGGAACTAGTGAAGATGATAGTTCTAATTACAGTAATAATTACGGACTCTCCTCTGATAGAGATAGGTATGCAATGCTAACTGGGAGTGGTGGTGAGGAGTCTAGTGGAAGTAGTGGCTATGCCCCCTCTAACTACAGCCTTAGCGGCCTCTCCAGTGGACTTTCTTCCGATAAAGATAGGTATGCAATGCTAACTGGAACTGGAAGTGGTTCATCTGATTCTAGATATTCACCAAGTCTGTCCCGACTTGACTTTTTAGCACAAGAAAGAGTGAAAGATCAGGCTGATGGTATATATTCCACAGACGGTTATGCTGAATTCAGCCCAACTGATAGAAAATATATGGACAGCAGAATGAGATATTACAGTGGTTATTGATGGTAAACTTCTGTACCTAATACATAATTAAAAACTAGATTTGCTACAGATAGAATTAATATCATACAATTAAAAAAATAACCGAGAAATGTCGACCGTAAAAACTTCAGATCAATTTAAAGATATTGAAAATTATGCAAAAGATATTGGAGACTCTGATAAAAAACTAAGATTCGACGAAATTCAAGGTCTTGCAGATAAATGGAAAACAACAGGAGAGAGGATGGCGGGTGAAAGAGTTGAAGCCGCAAAAACAGCAGAGAGAACAGCCGTACAAGATGAATACAAACAAAGAGCGACGTCAGCAGGCGCTACAGATGTGGACGACCTTATTCGGACATATGGAGAACGGGGAACCCAGTTATCTGAACAGCAAAAGAGCTATGACCGTCTTGGCATTGATGACCACAGTGCCCTAGTTTCAGGGTATGAAACTAGGGGATCAGATATAACGGGGTTACAAGGTGATGCGGCAGCAGCGCAAACAGCGTTTAATACAAAATATGGAGATCTACAATCAGAATTGCAGGCAGAAAAAGCATTATATGGAACAGGAGGAGAGAAAGATTATCAGCAAAAAGTGTGGGATCTAGAGCAAAAACAAAAAGAATACGAAACACTCACCGGAGCCAAGGACACTCTACAAACTGCCTATGACACACAATCACAATTATATGGAGAAGGAGGAGAGAAAGATTATTCAGCCCTAAAACTAAAAGAAGCACTAACTTCACAAAATCTGTCACAGTATCAAACAGGAGGAGATAAGGATTATGGTGCAGCTGTACAAGATCTACAAGACCAGCAGTCAGATTTCAATATAAAATATGGAGATCTACAAGGAAAATATGGAGACCTTAAAGGACAGTATGGAACTTTAGAAGGTGAACATGAAGGTCTTGGAAAACAATACGGAGACCTACAAACCTCATACCAAGGTGTTCAAGACAAATATGGAACAGGAGGAACTCATGATTATGAAGCCCTACAAGAAAAATACTCAGGAGTGCAAGGAGAGTATGGACTACTCCAAGGTCAACACAAAGGTCTACAAGACTCATACCAAGGTGTTCAAGATAAATATGGAAAAGGAGGAACTCATGATTATTCAGCCCTACAAAAAGACTACGCAGGTCTGCAAGGAGAGCATGGATACCTCCAAGGTCAACACACAGGTCTACAAGGCTCATATGGAGAACTAAGAGACAAATATGCAACAGGAGGAACTCATGATTACTCAGCCCTACAAAAAGACTATGGAACTTTACAAGGAAGACACGGTGAGTTACAAGGAAGATACGAAGGGCTGTCAGGTAGCCAATCACAACCTACTCGGGCTCCTATAGTTAAAGATGATCGAGGAGTCCAAACGACAAACCTAGGAGCTTATTCAAGTGGTGGTCCCACTAGCGGATATAGCGCAGGAACTCCCAGACCTAGTGGCGCAGAGGCTTCACCCTATGATTATTCCTATGATTATTCTCGTGACGGTTCAGGCACTAGACCTAAAAACCCTAATCTAATGTCCGATAAAGATAGAATGGCTCTTCTGACAGGAAAGTAATTCTTTCGACTATCATCACTAAAAATAAGAGGATTTAAAACAATGGGTAGCGGCGGCGGTTCAAAAAGAAGTTCCAGAGAAAGAGAAGGTGTCTACACCAGAAAGGACATGGAGGAACTGGATGAACATTGGAAAAGTAACTACGAAAACTTATCAACACAGCACGAGCAACAAGGACAACAGTTAGAACAAACAAGAACTGGGGCTACGCTACGAACTGACCTTCATAATGTGGAACGAGAAGCTCTACTAGCTGCTCAAGGAGCAGCTATACGTAGACCTCCAGTTCAAATAGCACCAGTAAGTGGACAAGGTATTAGCCCAGTAGAGGAAGCAATAGCAGCATCTCTGGCAAAGCGAAGTGATGATGAAGAAAATCCATATCTGCGATCCCCAAGATTTGCCCAGCCCCCAGGATATTAAATCCTAAAATAAACGTATGAATAGGCAGTAAAGTGCAATGGCTAACTTGTACACATACATGATTACTGCCATGAAAAACAGTACAGATATGAATAAACACCATCAATCTGTAGTTCGCAGATTAGATGAGATACTCAATAGTTTAGATATATTACTAGAAGATCCACTCTTCATCGATAATATCCACGGAGAACAAGATCTCAGTCTGGATCAGACTGTAGAGCTTATAAAAATCATAAAAACACAGTTTTTGCCAGGAAAAGAAGCTCCTGAAATCTCCCCTCTCTACGAATCTGGCGCGTTTGATGTATCATGAAAAAGTCCACCTGCACACAACACCATGACAGGCTATGCTCCTCTATTCAATCTCAGTGCTGACAAATCAGAACAGTACCTCCAAGACGAAGCTTTAAGAGTTCTTAAAAGAGACGCTAAGCATGCACTAAAAAGCCACGATCCTAACGAACGGCTCCAAGGTGTTCGCTCTATCCAACTTCTTAATTATTAATACTTGAAATCTAAAGATTTCTAAGTAGACAGAACCCTTACCACTGCTAGTATGAGTTTCCTGAACTCAGTCATAGCAGTGGTTTTTCATTGTACAGAACCTTCTACAGTGCAAATTAATTCCCCTCATAATTAAATACGCGAATAAGAAAATAAAAATCATGATGAGCATGAAAGGAGCTACAGCAACTAAAAAACTTGCCTGGGCAATACTTACAAAAACAAATCCTAGTGAAGTTATAAAAGTAACCAATCACGAAGAAGCTGATCAAACTGTTAAAGATAACCCCGAGGTATATTACAAGTCAGGACCATTTCTATTGGCGTAAGAATGAGCATGAGAGAAACTCTCCTAAAAGCACAGCGTATGCACGCTCAAGGAGAAATTGAAATGCATCGAGCAAATATAGAAGTATATCTAAAAAATCCAGTAGGTATCGGAGAACACCCAGGAATTACAGAAGCAATCAGTGAAGAGTTAGATAAAATGGCACGTTATCATGATCAATTAGAAATACTCAATAAATATTTCGAACTTTATAAAACAGATAATGATCCAAACAATCTTACTGCCATCCTAGGAGAAAAATAGCAGATAAAACAATGATGCCTGTTGTAACAGAAATTCTTTTTAACCAAAAGTACACTCCAACTATTGCAAGAGAATCGCAATCTGCTAACTTTAATCAGTATAAAGACTCAGAACCGAATGGGATTCCCAGTGACCGGCCACGTCGTATTTATATATCACTCAGACGTTGGATCGCATCATCCTCAATTCGCTTCCTTCAGTGAAGCAGAAAAATTTGCAAACGATTTACGTGCCCTAACAAAACTCACTGTGAGTGAACCCATCCCCGTTATTGCAACAGAATCACATAAAGAAAGAATCGCAGACTTCCATAACTGACATGCTATCTTTAGTAATCACGTATCTTTTTAAATAATGGCTTCTGTCATAAGCGTCTCTGTGCCAGCTGAACTCGCTCGTAGATGGAAAGCATCAGAGAAGAATATAAGTCCCTCTGCACTCTTCCAAACTGCCTTAGAAACAGAATTAGATAATACAAACAAGGCAATGAATTATTGGAGCGGTCGTGCTCTTTCAGCTGAGAAAAAATTAAAAACTATTCAAAATGTAATCAATGCCAATGATAAGGATGTCAAGAAATTTCTATTGTTCGAAAATGATCGGTAGCAGTAGAATAGATCAGTCATAAATGTCTACTCATTTAATGAATGTAGTTATAACACCAGACTTATTTCCTATGACTAATAAAACTACTGAGCGGCACGAAATACTCTCCGTCTTAGAAGAACTAAAAGAAGAACATGTAGTGCCAATTAATATGAGTACCGGAGAATTTATGATGGAATGTATGTCTCGAGGACTGAACGATTATCGAAAAGATCTAGTTGTTTACGATTGTTAGAATAATTTAAAAAGTAAATATAGAAAATGCCTAGCGAAGAGGAAACTAGAGAGTTTTTAAAACAATTCACTGCGCAACAAGAAACAGACACAGACCCAACTCAAGTAATGAGCTGGCAAGAGAGAGTGGCTGCAAGAAAGGAAGACAGAATTAGAACTAGACAAGAAGCTGCAGAAAAAGCAAAGGCAACTTTAGAAGGTAGAAATACAACTAATCCACCACGTAAAAAAGATGGTAAATCAAATCCCGAATATGATGACTATCGTCAAAAACAACTAGAAGATGAAGGTCTACTAGGAGAAACTGATCCAAATAGCGTATGGGCTAACCTTGAAAGAGGTGTTCGAATAAGACCTGAGCAAATGGGACAAGGTCATCAAAATGTAGGTGATTTTGTAGGCGATGCCGAGAATGTAGCTAAGTTTATAACAAAAATGCGTGCCGATTTAAATCTAGAAAATCCGCAAAATGAACAGCTAAGAGGTGATAATTATCAAGGCTATGACCACCCCGACTTACTACCAGGGGAATATGACCGGAAACGCTATGCCCCATAAAATAAAAAATGAATGACTTTACTTACGTAATACTCTGGACACTAACAATAAACTTGACCATAGTAATACTCCTCCAAATATTCTTAGATACTGAAGAAGATTAATTATAGTATTACATAGTGGAAATTCGATTCATCAACCGAGAAAAGAAATCTTTGCCACCCACTTTGCTATCAGCCAATATATAGTCAGAACCACTGTTGCTGAACCAATTGACAAAGCGAGAAAAGAGATCATTTGATGGCTTGATTGAGTTCATTATTCATATATAAGTTTATAGGATGTTAGAGGTAAAAGATAAATAATTCCGTAACATCTGTAGCCAATCTAGAGTAATCATATCTGCTAAAAATAAAGTGACTAAGCATTACACCGTTGGATATCACGAAGCTGATCGTTCACATCGAGATATTTGTACTTATGCTAATAGTTCTTTCGAAGCTGAGGAATTCGCCACAGAAGATGTCATTTACTTACATGAACATCCTAATTCAATCGAGTCAATCTGCCTAGAAGATTAATAGCCACCCCTCGTGGGATCTCCTCCCGTCATACTCTCTCTAAATCTTCTCTGATATTCAGGCGGACCGCCTGAATTTTCAAGAGTCGTAGGATTCGCTATAGTAGCGCCGCCTCCACGTTGATCAGACCCTTGATTAACATTAATAGGAACATTGGCATCAGCAACCAACCAAGGATCAGCATAAGGAACTGATACCTGAGGATAATCAAGTAGCAAATCCCGATCCAGACCTGGATCATGAGGTTCATAAACACGCTCAAGAGGATCTATAGGACCCTGTGCATCCATAATGCTCTTCATCTTTTCATATTGAGGATCATACGGATTATCAAGAGGATTAGACGCCAGTGTGTCACCCAGAGTTACTCCTGTATTATTGTTCTTACCTGCCAATAAACTCTGTAAAAACAACCGCCCGTTACCTAAAAACGCAGGATTGGCACCTGGTAAATTGCTCTGATCTCCAACAGATGGCTCTCCATCTGGTCCTAACCAGTGGCCAGGAAACGTACCAGGCATAAGCGGATCATCATATTCCATGACGTGCCGATATCTACCAGTACCTCCAGGTTCTTGTTCTACTCCCCTCCAATTCCAATTTCCTGTTGGAGAGATAAGAGGTGGGAAAGTGTTTGGGTCTATGGATTCGTAACCGCTCATAGGTTGCATTTCCATCTTTCTATCAATACTATTTCTTTTAATTTTAACTGTACTAAGTACTACATCCAATTAGAAGCCTGCCACCGCACTAGTCGCGGGAGGCCAATACTGCTCTAGTTCAATGTTCTTCGGAAAGAAATCTAGTCCTTGCTTCCACTCTTCACTCCCAAAATCTGAAGCATCCTCAATATAAGCTGGAGCTTGTATTGGAGGCTGATAGGGTAGGAACTGTGGATGAACTGAATCACTCATAATTCCTGTATAAGGAGAAGCAACAGGAGGTCCTACATAATCTGTTACCCCTAGACTATTCATCAATTGCTGGTCCTCAATAGATTCATCAGAAAAAGCATGATCTAATTGCCACTGTCTCTCATGTGCAGGGGAATGTCCTTTTCTCCAACCTTCACGTCCAATCATTTGTTTAACAGCGTCATTCCCTATATCAGCAGGCTCCCAAGAACGACCGCCTATATATTCTGGTAAAAAACGTCTTGCGTTGTACCAACGATCTTCTATAGAAGGATTAGCTCCTGGCATTTTTCTAATTAACAATATATCCTTTAATTTTAACTGTACTACGTATAAAAAAAGACCTGAGGCACCACCCCCAGGTCCTTCAGTTGTTTAGCACACACGCACACGGTAAAAACCATGCACCTATAAAAATCTAGCTAGAAAAACACTTAAACGTCAACCAATTGAAGGTGCCAATAGAGCAACCTCAGTGGTGTCAGTAGAAGCTAGATCAAGTGGGAAGTTATGAGCGTTACGCTCATGCATGACCTCCATACCTAAATTGGCACGGTTAAGGACATCACCCCACGTTGGTACAACTTTCCCATTCGCATCAAGGATGGATTGATTAAAATTGAACCCATTTAAATTAAATGCCATAGTGCTTATACCCATAGAGGTAAACCACACGCAGACAACGGGGAAAACAGCAAGGAAGAAGTGAAGAGAGCGGCTGTTGTTGAAGCTTGCATACTGGAAGATTAAACGTCCAAAGTATCCATGGGCTGCAACGATGTTATAAGTTTCTTCCTCTTGCCCAAATTTGTACCCGTAATTTTGAGACTCATTCTCGGTCGTTTCCTTGATAAGAGAGGAGGTGACCAAGGAACCATGCATAGCAGAGAACAAAGCGCCTCCAAACATCCCCGCAACCCCCAACATATGGAAAGGATGCATAAGGATATTATGTTCCGCCTGAAAGACAAACATAAAGTTAAACGTCCCTGAGATACCCAACGGCATACCGTCAGAGAGACTTCCTTGTCCGAACGGATAAATAAGGAATACCGCAAAGGCGGCTGAAACTGGTGCGGAATAAGCGACACAAATCCAAGGTCGCATTCCTAATCTATAGCTAAGTTCCCATTGTCGTCCCATGTAAGCAGAGATACCAATGAGGAAATGGAAGATGATGAGTTGGTATGGCCCTCCGTTATAGAGCCACTCATCAATCGTCGCAGCTTCCCATATTGGGTAAAAATGCATTCCGATTGCGTTGGAACTTGGGACAATCGCACCTGAGATAATGTTGTTTCCATAAAGGAGAGATCCTGCTACTGGTTCACGGATCCCATCAATATCAACAGGAGGAGCAGCTATAAATGCAATAATAAAACAGGTTGTCGCAGTCAAAAGACAAGGTATCATTAAGACTCCAAACCAACCGACATAAAGCCGATTATTTGTAGATGTTACCCAGTCACAAAACTCCGGCCATCCCTGTAGCAGAGAGGAATCTAACTCCCTCTGCTTTATGGCAGTGCTCATGATGATTGGTTATTAAAAAATAATTAAGCCTGTTAGATGGCTTAGCATAAGTCTACATGGGCTAGATAAGCTTATGATCCAAAAGTATTCCTAATCCCTAAAGTAATCTATCTAGTCCGTATATCACTAGTATAAATACGAGACAAATGACCTACAACGATGATCAGGAAGCAATAAAAATCATTTATAAAAATGAATTTTTCGCTAAACCTGAAAACAAACATAGACGTGATGAATTAATAAGAGAAATCCTTAAAAACCAAGTTGAAACAGAAAATAAGATTATGAACGCAAAAAATCAAACAACAGAATAAATCTCCAAGTCTCAGATTCATTATGTGCCTCGTGCCATTTATGGTCATCGAATGCAAATGCTTTACCAGGTTCCCAATGATGGACAGTATCTTCAACTCGGAGCCAACAAGAAGAGGAGTTCTTAGGAATAATTAATCCTAAGTGACCACGATAAACATCCTCATCAATGTAGCCCTGATGAGGTTTAATATGTGTGTGAGGAGCTAAAGCTGAAAACCCAGCAGTTCTCAATCCGGGGATCTTTTCAACTAACTCAGTTGTTTTTGGACACAACTTACAGTTCTTTTCATTCTTTTTACCAAGTGTGTAGAGACCAAAAACATCCCATTTCCCTACGTATAGTTTGGTATCAGGCCATTCTATGAAGTGATTAGTGTCATGCTCAACTTCATCAAAAAATAAATCATCAAGCTCTTCAAGTATGTCTTGCCAATTCCCTTCTAGTGTTTCTAAAAATGGAAATTCCACGGCAAGACATTAAGAGCTTACCCAGTTTAATCAGACTGCTACTTTGCGATCTTTAGGTTCGTAATGGTAAACAACGCCACGATAAGTATGCTTCGCTTCACCACGAACACGCTTAAGCTCGCAGTCAGAGCTGCTAAGTACTTCGGGCTTCTGATAAGAAATGCCTCTGTAGGTTAAACGTTTCATAAGAGTGTCCTCTTGCGTGAGTCCTCTTAATTATACATTTTTTGTAGCGATCGATACAGTTTGTAGTGATACACCAATAGTTAAGAAAGTATTAAGAAACTGGAGGGGAGCAGCCCAACCGCTGTCTCTCGGCAAGGCCCTTAATTTAAAAGCGCAGGAAACAGTAAAAACCGCGCTTCCCTCCAGGCCTGACACTGTTCTTCTCCGGCCCACCGGATATAATACAATTACTATACCCTTCGTCCCAAATTGAGGCGGTTTGATCAGGTTCCTCACTCTTCTGTTCTTTTTTTAAGACCTATTAAATATTTAGACCCGCGAGCATCGCCAAATAAATGGTTGAAATTTATATTGCTTGATCTTCTGAAACAAGATACAGAAGAATCAAAAAAAGCATTGGAATGGGCTCTACCAGCAATGGCTAGTTGGCTAGAAGCTGGGTTAATAGATCAGCTGTTTGCGGAATGGATAGAGCAGTACATCCATCTTTTAGAAAAACCTGAAAACAATCAAAATAACGAGAACCAGCTGTGTTTGCATATAGATTCTTAGGAGTAAGTCCTACTATCTTGAAATGTTTTCTCACAGGGTCTTGTATAAGAGGAGGACGATACCAACGAAAAGCTTTACGCTTAGTATCTAAAATCCACTCTGGATGATGTTTATGCCAGCGGCTCCAAGCATGAAACTGCCGATCTGGATCACCGGATGTGCAATCTAATTCAATAAAATCACCTGACTGAATTACCCAACGTAAACGTAAGACTTCTTGAAATCCTCGACGGATCGCTTTCATTCCAACTTTACCAGTGAACTGATTCTTTATAGATCGTTTCCGTTTATTAGATCGATCATTCCACCAATCATTTAACTGACGACGAGACTTACCAACAGCAAAACCAACCTTCCAAAAATAGTGGCCTTCCTCATATTTGTACTCAGGAGAAACACAAACTTTGCAAAGTTGATCCTCGACATAAAATGTAGAACTTGTAAACTTGCGGCGTACTCGATAAGTCATCGTGGAAGAACTACTAAAGCTAATTCAATCAGATCCTCAGCTCTGGGAAATAGTTGAACAACTAAAACACCAAGACGAAGAACCTGCTGATTTTTTTCTCAATGTAGCAAACATGCTAGCAGTCGAATTTGAAGAACTGCATAGAACAGATTTAAGCGACAAGCTCGCAGCTCTGTTCGGGGGTCTACCAGAACCAGCATTCAAAATGGTCCCACTTCTTGTTCACATCGCATTAGACATCTTTCTAATGAGAGCTATACCCAATTCCGACGCAATAAAAGATTGAGCCATGCAAAGCGGATTCGTATTATATGACCCTGATAATAAAAAAATACTGTGCATTTCAGGGGATAAAACAAGTGTAGAACTTGTCGACGTTAACAAAACAAACAACCTAAATAAAGCGCTCTGCTTGCCCGACCTAACATCGGTTAAGAATATCTACGAACGATTCAAAAAACTAGCTTTAGTTGAAGAACTTGATATAGTAAACATCGCAAAATTATATAAAAACTGCTACTAATGCATGCCAAAATACGTATTTGACTGTGAAACCAATGGTCTAGTCCATGAATTAGACACAGTCCACTGCCTAGTACTTCGTGATATTGAGACTGGAGACGTCATCAGCTGTGCAGATCAAAAAGGATATGAACCGCTATGCAATGGTATTCATTTACTAATGCATGCAGACGTACTAGTCGGACACAACATAATAAATTTTGACTTCAGAGCCCTACGAAAAGTTTACTCAGCCTTCAAAAGGAAAAAAAACTGTGAGCTCGTCGATACACTTATCCTCAGTCGTGTCCTATGGCCAGAGTTAGAGCCAGTTGATGAACAAAAATTCTCGCACATTAATCCTAAAAACAGGGGAAGACATTCTCTAGGAGCATGGGGAGACCGACTAAATGTTAATAAAACCAGCCTCTCAAAAGAGGGCGCAAATAAATGGGATACATGGTCAGAGGAAATGCAAAAGTATTGCGAAAACGATACCCTAGTCTCATTAGAACTCTACAAATACTTCCAATCTCAAAAATTAGACCTAAGATGCCAAGAATTAGAACATTCCTTTGCAATTATCATGACATTACAGGAGAGCTTCGGCTTTCCTTTTAATGAAAAATCTGCATATGCTCTAGTTAATACCTTAAAAACCCGACGCACTGAAATTGATGATGAATTACAAAAAGTCTTCCCACCAATCACAGAAGAAAGACTTTCTCTTAAAACCGGTAAGCGACTTAAAGACAAAGTCACTACGTTTAACCCCGCTTCACGTAAACAAACTGCCGATCGGTTACGAGAACATTATCCTGAGATTAGATTCAGTAAAACCGAAAAAGGGAACGTTAAACTTGATGACGATGTCTTGGAACTTCTGGGTAAAAAGTATCCAGAAGCTGCTCTCTTAGCTGAATATCAATTACTTAATAAAAGGTTAGGACAGATATCTGAAGGGAAAGAAGCTTGGTTAAAACACAGTCAAAAATATAAAGACAGTAGAATTCATGGCTCAGTAATAACAAATGCCTGTATAAGTGGAAGATGTAGCCATCGAAGTCCTAACATGGCACAAGTACCACGAGTAGGTCATCAGTTTGGAGCCGAATGTCGTGCACTTTTCTATGCCCCTAATGGATGGTTACTAATAGGGGCTGATGCCAGTGGTCTAGAACTACGTGGACTTGGTGCTCAATTAGCATACTTTGATGGTGGAGAATATGCAAAATTAGTTAGTACTGAAGGTTTTGATATTCACACCCATAATGCAAAATTATTCGGAATATTTGATGGGAAAGGAACTATTGATAAAAAAACAAGAGAACTGGCAAAAACTTTAATTTATGCTGTACTTTATGGCGCAGGCGCCAAGAAATTAGGGACAATACTAGATGTTTCATTAGACGAATACAAACAACAAGAGCTAGGCCGAGAAACTATTAATACGTTCTACAAAAACCTACCAGCAATTAAACAATTAAAAGATAAAGTCGATGAACGTGTCCTAAAACGTGGCTATCTTACGGGGATAGATGGTCGACATTTACAAATAAGATCCAGACATTCTGCGCTAAATCAACTACTTCAATCTACTGGCGCAATTGCAGTCAAAAAAGCAACATGTATCCTATATGAAGATTTATACAAAAAGGGGCTAAAATGGGCTTGCCACTTTGCCTTCGTAGCACATATCCATGACGAGATCCAAGCACTCGTTAAGCCACAATTCGAAGAACTCTATAAAAACTCAGCAATCAATTCATTTCGAAAAGCCGGTGAGTTCTATAACCTAAAATGTCCTTTAACCGGTGAAGCTAAGGAAGGTAAAAACTGGATGGAGACTCACTAAATGATGAACAAGAAGCAACACCAAATCAAAGCACGGTGGTATTACATTTTCTGGTCAATTATGTCAGCTTCCGTAGTAGCTGGACAAATCTATGTTGGAACTGGCTATAGAGAAATGTCAGAAACGATTAAACAGGCTGTAATTCGTTTTGATCATCCTTTAAGCGTTCCACACAAACGTTGAGACATGTCTCCTCTTCATCGTCTAAATAACAATGAGAGATACACTCAAAGTAAGTTTCAACTGGATCATGTGTGTCCATTTCAACACTTTACCCTACTGACTATCAAAAAGTCACTGAGTAAATCTTCTCAAAAAGAGGTAAATGGACAAGCATGACATTCCAATCTTAGGTGACTTTTACACCAAAAAAGAAGTAGATGCAATGGTTGCAGCTGCTGTTGAAGAAGCTAGAGCGATCGATGCTGAATCAATGGCACAACATAATTTCAAAGCCACAGTTATTAGTATTATTCTCGGATTTATGTGTCTTGCCTTATTCGTAGATGGATTACTTCGTATACTAGGTATCATTCCACCATTCATGGATATCGACGTTAATATTCTGGACGATATAGCAGAAAAAACTAAAGCAATTGTAGAAAAAGATTTAGCACCTATGTTAAATAAAATTCCTAGAATTTGACTTCGTCCGAAAGGACTAAACAGCAGTACCCCAAGGATTAATATCCCAAGATCCTACCGGTGCTCTAGTTGCAGAAGATTGATATGGATGCGGAGGTTTACCATATTTACCCAACATAGTTCTACCAAGGTGAGGCATTAGTGGATTAAAGCCCTGATTCGCCATGACTTCTACTTCATCAGAATCAAAAGACGTTCCACCTGCTTGCCAGACTGGATCAGTCAGCATTTGAGGAACACCCTCTACTTGATGATAAATGGTGTTTCCACGAGCAGCGCTTGCCTTTTCCACTGCTTTCACCCATTTTTCTAATTGACCTGGATGTGAAATCTGAGCTGAAGCACCAGTAATAGGATACTGTTCTCGTAACCGATCGGTAATACTTCTACGTGGTGGGTTCATACTTATATCTCTTAAGGTCTATGGAAAATAACTATATCCTGTAAATTTTTTAAACGCTCTGGATCAGTAACCTTATAAGGATCATTCTTATTCCAGTGCTTCTGCCACTCCTTTATATAAGGTTCGCGCCAGGGTTCTCCAGCTACCTCAAATCCATGGATCATACTTCGCTCCCAATCAGATTCCCAGGGCAGTTGACCCCTATTTTGCAACGGAAGATCTGCAGGTTCCTCCCACCGAGGCTCACTTTTGTCTGGCATAGGAAGATCAGGACCTCCATGATCCACCCAAGAGGGCCCAGTTGGCGCAGTAGGAGTGTAGTTCCTATACTCATACTCCATTGGGTCGGGAAGATTGTCCATCATCGACATATATCCATAGTTCATGTTTTCCGAAGGCATCGGAGCAGGAACCTCAGAACCTTGAGAAAGCCATGGATGTTGAGGCCTCCAGTTGGATCCTAAGCTCTCAGTAAACTGAGGTCTTAAAGCTCTGGCTCTATTAACAGCATCCTGATGCTCAGGACTTAAAGGGTCGCCAGGAAGCATTATGTTTAATGTGGCTGCGACATCAGGATGCAACATATCAATTAAATAAATTAACTACTCTTGTTTATTTTAAGTTATCCAAGTACAGTCCTGATGCTCAGCTATATCTCATGCCGACCCAAAATCAAAAAAGTGAACGTCTTGAAGACATGTCTAACGAAGAACTTGCAGAATTACAAAGTGGCTTCCTAGACTTGCGTAATCATGCCGATAAACATCTTGAAGTAATATTAAAAATCATACAAGATCGCCTCGAAAAAAACCTCATCAAATAACCATGAACATCCTCACTGCATGCGCCACATACACAGGGCACGTACAAACTTTCAATGGCCTTGAAGCACTTCGTTTCCTAATCCCAGATGGTAAAGATAAGGATGGAAAATCAAAAGACATCCCAATCTTCGTCATCCCTAACCTCCCAGCTGGTAATAGCTGTGCAGCAGGAGCATACGAGATAGGCACAAACCTTCTAATAGAAGGACGCGTCTACAAAAGAAATCTAACTAAACAACAAAAAGATGAAAAAATTATTGATGACAGATTATATGTAGTACCCACATGTCCCCTACAAGTAGCTAATAAAGCTTTAAAAAAAAATCGAGTCGATCTAGCTGGAGGTGTCGGTTTTATAGAGCCACAAAATAGAGATGACGTTTTAAATTTTGGCTTAGTGTGCTCTGGACAACCTCAAAGACGTCTAAACGTCACACCAGATAACAATGGAGTTGCTTTTAAAATTGCAGCTTGGAATGACGATTGCAACCGTTTAAAACATCTTCTTTACCAAGGACGACAGATTGCACTAGGAGGAAAACTCAACTTCAGAGCCTACCTTAGTAAGGAAGGAATACAACGTTGCGAATACAGGATAACAATTAAAAGTAATCAAACTTCAGCATTTGGTTCAGGTAAGCCAAAAGAAAAATCAACTAGACGAGATCTGGACAGCCTGGACGGAGGAGTCGGCACCACAAGCAAGCCAGAAGTCTTTGAATCCCCACATCAACAAGCAATCGCAAATACAACAATAGATATTAAAGATCCTGTCAATGATGGGATTCCTTTCTAAAATTCCAACTTAACGCTATCCTTTACACAAATACCAGAAACTATGTCTGTACTTGACCGTTATCTTGACACTGAAAAGTATCAAGGAGAAATTCGTCCTCTACCAAAAGCACTCTTCTATCAAAGATTCGGAAAACATGAACTATGGATAACAGATCAAGATGCCGATAAAGCTGGAATTGATACTAAAAAAATTAAAACCCAGCCTGACGCTCAAAAAGCAAAAAGAAAATTTGGTAGTGGGACAAGTGGTGTCACTAAAGAAGGCATTGTCTTAAAAACCCCTAGGCTCATGATCATTCGTGGTGCAAAATATGATGATCCAGTATTTTGGGAAGATAAAAGACCAGAAGAACAAGGAAAAATATATGGACAAGTTGGAGTTATTCCCAATCTCTGGGAGGAGTGGAATAATGATGACAGTAAACCAGGTGATCCACCATTTAGAAAGCGTCGCGTAATCCTATTCTTTATAGTTGATGAAGATGGGGTACCTATTAACAAAAAGCCAATCTCCTTAGCATTGCATGGTGGCGCATCAATTAAATTCGTCGAACGCTATCAACAATTCCTAGAACAATTGGAAGCAGCATTTAGTAAAAAGTACAACACTAAATCAGCTGCAGCCATGAGTGACTTACAAGCTGCTGCATCAATCTGGACTCCCACATTCGAAGCAGAGGAATATGGAACTGATGCTGGATCATCAGCAATCACAGTCGCCGAATCATGGGTAGTACCTTCTCCAGATAATCTGGAAGATTTCTATCCAAAGAAAGAAGAAGATTTCAAATACATTGAAGAAGTCTTTGAATCCATACCACCGGCACTCGTATATAAAAGATATTTTGCAGCTTGTGAAGATGAATCACGGTGGCATTCACTAGTCCCTGGAGCATTAGATAGCTTGAAACTCCCTGAAGCTAGAGATGTAGGACCAACAATAGGGATCCGAGATGAAACCGGTGCTCTAGCAGGTGGACTCAAATAACTCTAAGTGAAATATAAATGGAATGTTGATCCAACCGATCCAACAACCATTTTACGTTTAATCAGCGAATTTGAAGGTGCCTGGTATCTATTGAACTGTCTGGATCAACCGGAAGATCTCGACACAATAGATACCTTGCGCAAAAAGTATTACAAACTTTATTTTAGAATGCTTAAAGAACAATCAAGTACCTAGGCTACCTTGATCTCATATCATGCCAACCTCTGTCTAAACCACCGGCAAATCTTGCAGGAACAAATTCCCTTAAATTAGGATCTACAGTGAGGAAAGTCCTCGTGGGTTACCGTTTAAAACATCTTCTTTACCAAGGATGTTTTGAAACGCGGCCATCAGGTTGCATCGGCATCTGTGGCCACGTTTCCGGTGATAGCCAAGGATCATCTCCAGCGAATCTTGGAGGTGCACCATAAGGTCGTGGACCTAGATCTCCTCGCATGTCCCTAGCATCCTCCGACAAGCTTTCTGCGGAGAAAGGCAGTGCCCCCAGAACCTCCTTTTCTGACAGCTTCTTCTTTCTAGATCTAGCTCCCATAACTCCTTACCAAATCAATACTAAACTAGTATTCTAAAAGACCTTCTCCTCGGACTAAAAATGGCACAAGAAACAATGCTTTATTTCATTATGACAAGACTCCTATTCATCGCCATTGGAGCAGGTCTAGCAGCAACTATCGTTGGAATTATAGGCCTAGCTTTACAGAGTACAATAGAAAATGAGTGACTATCTCTTTGATGACAAGCATTTATTTGAACCCATGAAAGAAGAATTATCAGAAAGTGCCATAAAAACATTAAAAAGTAAAGGTTACATTTGGGATCCTCATGAAAGTTGGTGGGTACGAGTCTGGACTACCAATGAAGGAAAAGAAAAAATCCTAGAATGCTATAGCCGACATGGAAAGGATCAATGGTCAAAAGTAATGGTCAGTGAAAAAGGTTATATTTTCTATGAAGAAACCGTTGACAACTTAGAATGAGCCTTATCAGCTTTAATAATCAACTTCTGCGCCTCTTCTCGAGTTAAACATTGTTCGGCCTTGACTGCAAACTTCAATAACTTTTTATGTTGCTTTTTCTCGTTCATTCCTGATGCTGTGTTTTAGTAATCTCATGTGTTTCGAATTGTGCTAATCGTTTAGCTAGGCCACGAATAACAACCTGTCGATGTATACAGATTTTTAATAGATTCATAGCACCTTGACGCAACTGCTCAATATCTTTGGCATTCTCAATCTCTTTCGAAACTGCTGTCAAAGTAAACTCATCTTCTAACGTCGGATCAAAATCAGTAGGATCAAAGGATACTTCCACTAATCGAAAAGACGGCATAAGACACACACTTATAATTCAGTCTATCTAATGTTATTGACAGAAAACCAACAAACTATAAAATTGAACTATATCTTTTCATAAAAAATGCCAAGAAAATCTGTATGGGAAAGCAATAATGCACCGAGAGAAACTGTACCGAAGAAAACCTCTATTGGGCATGGCAGACGAAAACGAGGCTCCTTCCTATGGAAAAGTAAAAAAAAGTATAGAGGTCAGGGAAAATAATGGCTGATCCATTGACCTACACAACACTACTCGAGAATAGTCACCTAATCGAGCTCTCCCTAACAGAGGAGGAGCTTGATGATGATGAGAAAAAAGAACTCACTAGCATCTGGAACTCATTAAAGTCCAGACAAGAATCAAAATTTGACGCCATAATAGGCCTAATAAAGGAGTGTGATAGACAAATTAAAACCCTTGATAGAGAAATTAAAGACCTAAAAAATAATAAAATTCACTGGGAAAACAAAAGGAAGTGCATTATTAATATTATTAAAGCAGCTTATGAAAAGGATTTAATAGACTCTAAACCAACAGGAGAACGATACCAAGCAACAATCAAAACTGTTAAGTCAAAACTCGTAACTAACTATGAATATTGGACAACTAATGAGAAAAAAGACTTCTCCTTGCATAAAAAAACTACTGTTACCGAATTGAAAACTAATAAGTTAGTCTCAAACTGCGAAGAAGACCTACCTAATAAAGAAAAATTACAAAAAATATTAGAAACCCAACCAAAAAAAGCACCAACAAGTGCCCACTTGATTCGAAGAGTATCCCTTACATATGGGTTAAGAAAAAGAATTAAAAGGGGAATATAAAATCTTGATTAAAAAATCAATCAATCCTACACTTGTTTGTAATCCAACTTCAGAAAATACCCTAACTGCGTATATTGAACAAACTAAGTTCAATATTTGTAAACAATCTTGGACAATTCGCTTCAGTCAAACGGGTACATTTGAATTTCCAGAAAGCTTACTTAAAAAGCTTAACTGGGAAATTGACAATGAAATCAGTTGGATAGACCAAGAAAACGGTACATTCACTCTTACTAAAATCAATTCGAATTCACATGGATCCTCGGAGAAAGAGAATGCACGACACAATCGAGCACGCAGCAAGGCATCGCGATGAGAAATCTGAATGGAAATTAATTCGGCCAAAACGCCCAAGCCAACAAGATATTGCAGCTGCTCAGCCAAAACCAAATACAGATCTAACCTCAGAGGTCCACTACAACTTATTCGACCGGTAAAGATTAGGGCAGATAATCTAGTCCTGTTATTAGGCTTAAACCGTGAAACAATCGAAGAAAATTCGCTACCGAGGTGGCCCCTCTGAACTACTTGATTCGATTATCTTTTCAGGTTATGAAATAAAAAGTTTAAAACATGGGAATACTAGACACACTCTCTATAAATTCCCCAGTAAAACCCATGATTGGGAAGAATGTTGGACTATGGACTTACACACAGCCAAGACCGGAATTTTAAAATACCAACAACATTTGAAAACTGGAGATAAAAAAAAAGAGTAAGGCACCCGTAGAATCAAATACACGATGATGAACAAAGTGACAACAAACCTAATGGATGATCTGGCAAAAGACATCCATACCTATCTCCTAGAAGTATCAACTGATTTCGAAGGAAACCACCTTGTCTTAATACCAATAACAGAGGTCGTGAAAAAATTTGGACGTAATCACAGAACTATTCAGCGACGGATTCATGCTCTAAAAGACGAAGGCCTGTTGACACCTGTAATCAAAAGAAACACTATTGCTCTTTACCACATCCGTAATCTAGAGGATTAACTATGCCTGAACATTCCACCCCTAACCCGAATCTCGAACACGTCAATTTTTTACTCTCTTCTTTCACAGATAACGGAAAATCCTTAAGAGATTTTTCAGTTAATCCGCAAGAGCTATCTATTACAATATTAACGGCGGCTTTACTTGCAAACTCAAAGCTAATGATCGGCCCTGATGATGCAATTAAATCAGCTTTTGACATCCACGCACGGATTCAAGCTCACGTGGGACAATTTCAAAATATGCAATTTGCAGCAAAAATTGAAAATTGCTTCACTGAGAGACCACCAGAAGTAGAACATGACTAATGAACACTAAACCAAAGCTAATACTCCAAACCGATAAGGGTGGAACCATCCACACCTATCCAATAACCGGAGGAAAAACAACGTTCGAAAGATATTTAAGCTGCTACACAGGCACCTGCAAATTCTTCAACAGCATAGAAGAGGCTAAAGAACATTTACTTGAGGTAGAACCTAAGAAATAGGCAAGATTTAGGAGGGTTATTCTCCTTGCAGCCTATGTACAAGTTCGGTGCCAAATAACAATCTGGATTACCGCTCTAAAGGAGATACACGATTAACAATAGATGGATCGAGACACTATAAAACTCCGCATGGTGATCTCCCTTCAGTCACAACTATTCTCTCAGCTACATCAGGAAATAAAGCTGCATTAGAGAGATGGGCTAAGAAGAATCCTGGTGGAAGAGAAGCTGCTGCTGCCAGAGGAACAAAAGTTCACTCACTAATGGAAGAGTACCTCTTAGGTGTCAATAAAAATCCACAAATTGATAACCCAGAGATAGCAGAATTTTGGAACGGCTTATCAGAAAATCTTGATAAATTAGAAAATATCCTATGGGCTGAAAATCCCACTAATCCTTACGATTATGAATGGACAATGGGAGGAGATGGTATATCTCGAGTCTGGCATCCCGGTATACATGAAAATAAAAACCAAGGTTGGGCAGGAGCCCCAGATATTATTGCTGAATACAAAGGACAATTAATACTGGGAGATTTAAAAACTAGTAATGGACCGTACTACTCGCGTTGGCCAGATTCTGAAACACCTAAAGGAGAATATGGAAAACGTCGGGCTGGATTTGTAAAATATACAAAATGTCAACTACAACTAGCAGCTTATTCACTAGCAATAGAACACACTATTGATCTGGTACCAGAAATCTTCATGACTTTTGTAGCAACCAGGGAAAGTGTTCAAGTTTTTGCAATTCAAAGCTCGACAATCGCTAAATATAAACAAAAATGGCTAGATACAGTAGATAAGTACTACAACGAAATCTTACCCGCACAACAAGAAACGAAAATTGAAATGGAAGGAATAGACGGTGACACTAAGGAACATCAATAGACAAATGCATGCCCTATAAATTAGAGTTGCCCTATATCTAGCGCATCAGTTAAAACCAGCTACCCTATTGCTGGTGTATCACCTGATATACGAACAAAAAAAAAGTGCCCATAACATCTCCCGAATCAAATCAATCCAATAATCATCTAACACCAGGAGAAATTAACCTTGACCTAATACCTCAACATTGGCCTCTAACACCCCTAAAAGATAAAAGAGCTTACATAGCTGGCTGGGTCTCTCAACCTTACTCTATAGACCAAATCCGTAGAGAATTAAAGGCCGGAAATGCGACTGGTGTAGGACTCATAAGTGGGCAATGGTCAAACGAAGGAGGACTCCTTTGGATAGATATTGATGGTGCAGATGCAATACCGAAATTAGAAGAACTAGGTGGCGGCCCACTCAACGAAATCTTTCCACCAACATTAACTGTCTCGTCTGGAAAACCAGGGCGACAGAGAATGCTCTATAGCGTACCAATACAGAAAATCCCCATGTTGCCAGATAAAGCAACAATAAAAATTGGGATACCTTCATTTGAAATCCTTTTCCGCTCCAGGCAAGGAGCAATTATGGGCGCATGCCCAAGTACAAAAGGATATTTCACTACCCCTCACGGAGGATTCGAATATGCGAAAAATCCTCCAGAACTCCCAGAATGGCTATATCAGGCAATAACAAGAGCTTTCCCCACTAATAAATATCGGAAAACACCAAAATCAGGGGTAGTCACACAGCAAGTAAATCTAAGTTATGAAGAAGGATCTGAATATCACAAAGAAGATTTAATCAATGAAGCAAAGATTTATCTTGATCATCTCAGCATAGATAGAGCAACCGACTACGACGAATGGATTGCAATAGGCGCAGCACTTCATCAGCTTGACGATACATTATTAAAAGAATGGATCGACTGGTCTTCTGAAGCTCCTAACTTTGAAGAAGGGGTATGTGAACAAAAATGGGAAACCTTTGAACGAATACCAGGTGGGCCCACACCTGAAGGTGCGGCTGGCATTCATACCCTAAGAGCAAAAGCAAAGGAAGATGGATTTGTAGACTTTGGTGGGTTTGTAGTCGAGTCTTCACCAGAAGTCTTAGCACAACGTGCTAAAGCTCTATTTAAAAATAAAAATGAAGAAAAAACCGATATCGAAGATATAAATAAAGCGCTAAAAACGATAATAGGAAGTCCTACTAGTGAAACAAAAAACGACGTAGAGAGAATAATAAAGAGCAAAACTAAACCGAAAACTCCGCCAGCTTCAGAATTAGCTACCTTTGTAACCGGAATGGTAATCGAATGTGGATGGCGATATGACCCTAAATTTGACACTTTCATGTTCTATCAACGAAGTAAAGGAACATGGAGGCGTGAAGAATACCGAAACGAATTCAAACACTTCGTACAAGACCTCTTTATACATGAAAGAATACCTACCCCCGGAGGATTTACTTCACATTTACTAAGCGACGTTGTCAACTTAACTCAGGCTTATATCACTCATACCTATTGGGATGATGATGACGATAGACTTGCCTTCCGAAACGGAGTGCTTGAGATCAGTACTAGCGAATTCTTAGAGCATAACCCTGAACATTTTTTAACCTGGGGACTCGATTTTGACTACGACCCACACGCTGATCCTGGCCCCATTATCACGTGGCTAGAACGAACTCAATATGGAGACAAGGAGAGAGTTCAAGTGCTACGTGCATGGCTTAAAGCGTGTCTCATCGGTCAAGGGCATGAATTACAACGTTTTCTAGAAGTCACTGGCCCAGGAGGAATGGGTAAATCAACTCTCGCAAATCTCTGCTGTTCCCTCGTTGGTCCAGGTAATTATGCCACTACAACAATGAATCAATTAGAACAAAGTCGATTTGAACTGGCCTCAATAAAAGGAAAACGATTAACTCTAATCAATGACTCTGAGAGATATGGCGGATCAGCTCAAATCTTTAAAGCCCTAACAGGCGGCGACAATCTACGATTTGAAGAAAAAAATAAAAATGTTGGAGAACCCTTTGTCTATACAGGGATGGTTATGGTCTGTGCCAATGAACCAATCCAAACAACAGATAACACCTCCGGGCTGACACGTAGACGACTAACAATCGAATTCAATAGACCTTTATGGAATAAAAATTCTGAAGCGAAAGAGATGATTAAATTAGAAGATGGCACCGTAAAAGGCTTATGGAAGAGTTATTTACCTGGTTTGGTGAACTGGGTTCTAGAAATGAAAACAGAAGAAATGAGGGAATACTTATTAGATACCTACGAAAAAGTACCATCACTGCGCAAAACTAGAAATGAAATCCTACTAACGAGCAATAACTTAATAGAATGGCTCCAATCGGAAGTTGTATATGATCCTGATGTTGTAACTTCAGTCGGCAAGAAGATACCTGCTGCAAAAGATGCAAAAGAACGCTACTGCAATAGCAATTATCACCTCTATGCGAGCTACTGCTCATATTGCGAGGATACAGGATCAAAATCGGTTGGACAAAAACGATTCATTGCTCTACTACTGGACTGCTGTAAACATCAATTAGACCTTAAAGAGATTAAATCATTCACTAAACAAGGCCGTCCATTCATAAAAGGGTTGGCAGTGAGAACTTCAGATCAAAAACACGAATCATCACCCACTATACTGCCAGAAAATAAATTGGCATATTGAAAACCCTTCCTACATCTGGGTTTTTCAATGTTAGTGTAACAATGTCTTATTAATTTCTTTGATCAAGGAAACATGATTAAACCTATTCTTTTTCTAGCAGCTGCTTCTTTAGCTGCTCCAGCTGCATTTGCTGGTGGCTTCTATGCCAATATCGAATCAAATGCCAGCTACACTGGCGACCAGTACGATGACCGTACAACAGACTTCCATCTGGGTTATGAAGGTAACGCAGGATCTGTCGATTGGTATGCCCAAGGTGGTCCAGCTGTCGTAGCTGAAGAAGACGAAGATGCAGATACCAGACTTTCTGGAAAAGTCGGTGCAAGCTTCGCTGCTACTGAAAAGCTTGACTTCTATGGAGAATTAGCAGTAATTACTGCTGAAGATGAAGATGATGACAAGTCATGGGGAACCAAACTTGGAGCTACCTACTCTTTCTAAATAATCTCTAGAAACAAAAAAAGCCCTGCTAGTCTCATCTAACAGGGTTTTTTAATGACTTACCAAGCACTACCTAAAGAACTACATATACGAGATAGCCCCATAGCAGGCCAGGGTCTATTCGCGAAAAAAGATATACCTCCAAAAACTCATTTAGGAATGTCTCATCTAATAGTAGATGAAACGCTATATCGAACACCACTCGGAGGATTTATTAATCACTCCGATAACCCAAACTGCACAAAATATTGTAAAGATAACTTCTACTTCATAGAAACAATTAAACCTATAAAAGCTGGGGAAGAACTTTTTCTAAAATATACTTTTTACACAATAAATAAGTAATATCTTGAAATAAACATAGGAGTAAATACCTATAATTAACAAAACTTCATATAAAATAGACATATAAATTCCTATCACAAACATGACTGTTACTACTGAATCTGGCGGACGTCAGAATATGTACGCCAAAGAGCCACAAATTGCCGTAATGACAGGAGAAAGCTCCTACGTTGAAGCAGCTGAAAGAGCTAATGGACGTTGGGCCATGATCGGATTTGTTGCAGCTTTAGGAGCATATGTAACAACTGGTCAAATTATCCCCGGCATACTGTAAGATTAATCCGATCCTTGATGCGACTCCAAGGGTCTGCATGACTACCCCACTGGTGGTTCGGTGGGGTTTTTAATGAATGCCTTCGCCTAAACTATAGATAGTAACTGCTTCTGAACTAGAAGTTTTATTTGTCACACGTCCTAAAAACTGCCTAGTTTTCGTCGCTGCAACAGTATTTGTATTATCACTATCGAGAGTCACACCAGAGCCACCGACTAATGTCATAGCATAAGTAGCAGAAGCCTGATTCCTTAAAGTAATTGTAAAAGTAGTCCCAACTTTCACATTTGTACCTAGCTGAGTAACAATATTTGCTGCTGTTGCTGTTGTCACATTACGAGCCGCAGAAGGCGTCATAACGACAAAACTATTAACAGACTGAGCGGCTGATAAAGCAGTAGCAGAATCAGATGCAGAAACTAACTCTAAACTTGATGTGACAGTCCCTGGAAAAGTAAAGTTACCACTATTTGCAACTTTAGCCGGACTTACAGAACCATCAGCTGGAGTATTTGAATCAGTAACATCACCCTGAATTAAACCCCAAAAAGAGACACCAGCACCAGGGGCACTCGTAAATGTAATTTGAGAAGCAGCAACAGTAAATGCTGTCCCTGGCTCCTGTAAAACATTATTAAGTACAATCCATAACTGATAACTGCTGCCAGGAGAAGCAGCTGAGCTTGATACAGTCAGATTAAAAGTAGTTATGCTCCCATTGAAACCACTGGAGATATCATCAAGAACACGATTCTGCCCTAAAACCAGTTGTCTACCTATGTATGCCATTTAGATAACAATGAAAAGAAATAAAAAGGTAAGTCTCATCTTACCAAGGTACTGATTGTTTCTGTGTAGGTGCTTTTGACTCAGCTATTTGAGCTGCAACCTGTGCCTCGTAAGTTGTCGCATTACTTCCTAACTTCGCTTTCGCCCAAGAAATTGCATTGGCTTCAGTAACAGCAGCATAAGCAGTAAAATCAGTTGAATCAGGAGCTGCAATAGCAACTGTTCCGTATACACGTCCAGTATGAACAACAGCTGACTCACCACTACCAACTGTCTCAGAATCGGTTATCTCCCAGTGGATAGTTTTAATAACGTCAGAAAGGCTCCCTTCTGTATTAACAGAATCCATAGTCGGAATATTCCAAGTAGCAGCCATACCTCTAATTGTTTTCTTTTTTCTATTGTAAGATCACTAACCCGCAAAGCTATGCGCTTTTCAATGCCTCGTACTTAGCTTTTGCAGCTGCATATATGTAATAAGCTGCCATTACGTAATCATCTTTTAATACTCTTGTAAGTTTGTCTATACTCCATTTAATTGTTGCTGCCATTAGCTCCAGGGTATTCCTTCTGCTTTAGTTGGTGTTGTCTTTTCACTTACTATTTGATTCAGATCGTTCTCTAAATCATCAACACTATCAGAATTAGCCTCTTTTAATGCATCTTTAACCCAACCAATGACTTGTGTTTCAGTTAAATCTGCATAAGGTACTAATGTACTAGGTTTCTTTAAATATACATATCCTCTTACCCCTGATCCGTATGCACTTCTACCGCCTGTAGTTACATCAGTATCTATAGCTTCACATACATAATCAGCTCTCATCACATAATCATCTGTTAGTTCTCTTGTGAGCTTTTTTATACTCCATTTAATTGTTACTGCCATGTTAGAATCTATCCTCTGGTAGTGGGCTTAAGACTTGTTTACACCTAGGTCTGGCAAATATCCAACCATTAGTTATGTATTTTCTCCCGGATTTAGTAGGAGCTCCACGGTGTAGATATGTCCATGTAGCAGGGAATAAAACTATCCTGCCACGTTTTGGTTGTATTCTAGTGCCATCTGCAAACTCTGTAAAACCGTTATTTTTTTCTGGAATAGTATTTAAATACCATATAAAAGTGAATATTCTAGAAGCTATAGGTGCATCACTCATCTTTCCTCCTTGCCATCCACCAGTCATAGACCAGTCATGATGCCAGGTATACTGAGCGTTTGGCTCATACATTTGGATTTTGTAGCCAGTATCATTTGTTAGAAAATCTTGGCTAGGCCAACAGGCGATACCTGGATTAAGATTTCCCAGGTATACACTGTATTCGGCTAAAGCATTACTCAACGCTTTAAAGTATACAGAATCTTCATCTTCCCAACCATCAAAATGGCTGATATTAAGATCCATTGTATCTTTAACATGTGCTTTGATTTTCTTTTCCCGACCTACTACACCAGGTCTTTTTCTATCATCCTTGTCAAACTTTTCAATAATATGTTTGCAAAAATCATGAGATAAAGACCTGTCTTTTGTCCAGATAAAGTCTTTGATTGCTCCATGCTGTAGGCCCTGTTCCTCTATAGGGAGGTTTGTGGTTGATTGCTCTTTGATAGAGCTTTTTATAAAGTCTGTAGTTGCGGTCATAGTTTTTAGTATTTAATACAGGCTAACAATGCTACGTTACGTGGACGTGCTTCACTACCTTGGTTAGCAGCTGATGCCGTAGCTGTGGTATTTGCTGCAGTAGCAGTCGCTGTTGTATTACCAATTGATGTACTTGCATCAGAAGTTGCAGTTTCACTGTCAACTGTGATGGAGTGACTGTGACTAGCGCTACCTGAAGAAGCATCGTGAGCGTGGCTTTCACTATCTACAGTGATAGTGTGGCTGTGAGTATCGTCACCAACATATATAGTATGGCTGTGGTTACCGGATGTACTTGTTGTACCAGTACCCCAGTTGGACGATGCTGCATCATGATCTTCGTCGTCATCGACGTCTATATCACCTGATCTGTGACTGTAAGTGTGAGTATGGTTTCCGTCTGTACTTGATGAACCAGAGTGATCGTGCGTATCATTAGCAGATGAAGCGTCGTGAGCATGACTTTCACTGTCTACCGTAATGGAGTGGCTGTGACTGTCACTTCCAGACGATGCATCGTGAGCGTGAGCGTCCTGAGTAACTGTTGTTGTTGCAGTGTGGTTGTGTGCTGCAACTGTTATTGAGTGGTTATGAGCATCAACGGTAATTGTATGGGTGTGTTGATCGTTAGCTGCAGCTTGGGTTGACCTTATTGATCTTCCGCTATCTACGCCTCTGCTATCATCAACACCTCGGATAAACTCACCTCGTAAATCAGGTAGGGTTGCTCCAACGATTGCAAACAGTGCAGAGAAGTCTGCAGTTATACTCTGTGTAGTACCGCTACCATCGGCAATAGTATCACCGTTAGCTTTTAAATAACCTGTCGGTGCAGATGAACCTGCAAACCAAATAACAGTACCAACGGGATTAACACCTCCGCCAGTAGATGCTGTGTTTTCAAAAGTAGAGGATTTAGTATTTCCAGTTACTTCTATTCCTGAACTATTTACTGTACATTTTGTAGATCCTCCAACCTGTAAAAGAATATCCCCAGTACCAGCGTCATTTATAACTGAATGACTAGCATTATGGAATATTTCTAAATCACCACCCGTTCCAAATATAGCTTTAGCACTATCAGCAAATTCAAGAGCATTATCTGATTTATCCCAAACAACATTATTAGCAGCACCGGTAAATGTTACATC